TCGTCGAACACCACTATTCTGGGTTCACCGCCCTCAGTACGCAATGCTATATTCCACTCATCACTGGGCTGATCTTGAGTGTAGATGCGGTATTGCTGGGTGACATCCATCGGCTCGACGACTAAGGTCTTGATCGTGCGCACAACTTTAGAGACGTTAACGGGGAGATACGCCTGCAAGGTGATATTGGCGGTGCACCGGATAAGCCTCTCCCCCTCCGGCTCCAACGCCGATGTATCGACGACGCCCCCGAGCCTGACCATGATGATCTCGTCGAAGAAATACTCGGGCATTAGGAGTCGGAAGTATCCGTTAGGCATGAAGGGTAGGAGTATCTGCTCTTGAATCATCTGCATCTCTGTCTGGTACTTCGTCCAAAAGTCTATCTGGTAAGGCAGGTCTACCAAGTGGTATGTTGACTTGATTTCAGCATAATTGAGAAACTTATCCTCCGTAGGATCAATCCTGCGCCTTGCCGTCCGCTGCGTAGGACCCCTGTCGTAGACCTTGGTGATGTCTTTCCTGACGAAGTTGATGGCGGGGAGTACCACCCTCTGCGTCATACTGCCTATGCCCTTAGTCTGGTCTATAGCGAACAGCCTCTCTGGAGTGCCGAAGAGGATGTTCTTAATCGGAATGACCTCTCTTTCGTCAGCAGTTAGAGTCTCGAATGACTCCAGCCACTTCTTGACGAGGGTGTCGTAGTAGTAAAGGGCTTTCGTATATGCGGCTCTAACCCCGACGTTCTGGAAGCCCAAGAGAATAGGCAGTGTCTTTGGCGGGCCCTCGCCCTTCCACCACCCCGCCTGAAGCCCTTCCTCGATGTCTGACGGAGAAATCGTGTAGCTGTATTTTACGTGGGAATTGTCTATGGGTTGCGCAGTCATGTAGCCTTCCCTCCGAGGGCGTGTTCTAAGACGATTGCAGCCGCGCCCTCGTATAGCTTGGAACGGATGAAGGTGAAGATGGGAACCGGAGGTATTTCACGAGTGCCCATGTCTAGAGCGGCTGCAAATCGCTCATTGGGGAAGACAAAGTTTACGCCGTCCTCACCTATCTCCAATGTGGTGTCTCTGAGGTTGTCCTCGGCGAAAACGAGAATGGCAGCCCCCTCGTCGGAGAGAGTCTTCGCATTCGGGTCGCCTGCACCAACCCTCGACTTCTCTTTCTCGTTTGCGGAGATAAGATTCTTGATAGTGACTGCGTACAGACCCCACGCCTCTACCTTAGCCTCTGCCAAGATTTTATTCAAGTCTTTCTCATAATCAAACAAAGAAAAAGACTTCAAAGTCTCGGCGTCTGACTCTAGCTTCTGCTCCAGTATCTCGCCGACTTGAGTGAAGTGAACTTCTTTAGACATTACATGCTCCCTTCCCTAACAAACTTAGCGTCCCTACCAGAAAACAAGTGAGCAAGCCTAGCCTGTTGTTCATCTGGGCGCAGATTCTGCCATCTCTGCTCCTGAGCCGAAGACATCTTTTTCCTTGTTTCTTCTTTCGCTTTAAGTCCTGCGCACCCATTAGGCTTTCCCGCCCTGGCCAAGGACATCTTCTTTCTGGTTTCTGCCGAAGGGCACCTTCCTCTTGATGTACTTCCTATCTTCCGTCTAGTCTCCTCGCTGTGCGAATACGAAGACGCTTTCTTTGCCTCTGAAATTCGTTTACAGTGAACTTCAGAATGCTTTGTTCCGAGACTGCTCCCGGCCGTCCGTAGGAAATTGTAGCCTCGTTCAGGAAGATATGATAGCTGGCTATCCAAATAAAACTGTTCTCGAGACAACAAGAGTTCCTTACCTATCACTTCTTCGACCAAGACAAACACAAAAGAAGACTCCCCATATTTATCCCAGGCGGCTTGGAGATGAGCGTTTGGGTGCCTTCTCAAAATGAGATCCCGTTTGTGTCTAGACCAACGTACTTCTATCTTATTACTAGACCCGAAATACGGCTTCCCATTCAAAATATTGATGATAGCGTATACTCCCGAAAGAAAAGCCATTTTACAAACTCCACTGAGCGAGGACCGCCCCACACTTCCATCGACGTGGCATATACAGCGTCTTATTGGAGGGCTTCACGCTCATTATTTCGTAACAGCTTTGAGGAACTTCGAATGGGAATATCACATCTCCTATGACAGGATCTCTTCCAAGCAATTTACGAAAGTAAACGATATTGAAATAGAATACGGAGGATCTCGTAGTATCTATAGAATGGGGGGTCATTAGCTGTTCAGGGTCTGATGGCGCATATATCCCGTATACTACTGTGGGATTTGTTTCGGTCAAGAAAGCAAACCGTGAGTTCTTTTCCAGTACTGCGCCATAATACTCCCTGGATGCAGACTCGTTGTAAGTGTCATTGAAGAAGGTTTGTTCTGCTCTATCTTTTATGGGATAGTAGCGCATACCTATGCCGTAAGTGAAAATGAAATCTTGGTCTGTGGTGTTAATGAGTTCGTGCTGTGGATCATCCGGCTGAAACACGGCCATGTCGTTCTTCTCAGGAACAAACGTACCTGGGAGGGTGGACATGAACTTGGTGAAGGGGATGATGTCTCCGGTACCCACCAACTTCCTATTGAACCTGTAACCGAAAGACTCGAAGACGGAAGCCCCCGTCACGAGATCATTAGGATTATTTAAGGAGGCTTCGTTGGAAGTGTCCCTGTTGATGCCGTAATCGGTTACACCGACTTGGGTGCGTTCGGTCATTATCCCCGTCCTGTATCCGGCAGATTAGATAACTCGGCGTTGATCATCTTATGCCCGACCTCGTTCCACTTCTTCCCCTTATCATAAAGCTCTTTCAAATACTCCACTTGCTCCGGCTTAGATTGTCCCACGGGGATATTACCTGAGAGTTTGAAAGTACTTATGCCATTGGTGAGGCTGAGGTCGTCTGAAATCACGAACCTACCGTCTTTCATTTGAGCGAAGTACTTCAGTCTTACCTCGTTCTTAGGAGTAAGACGAAGGGTGTAGGTCCAGCGAAATCCACTCCCATACGGGTATATCAAGAGCAAATACTCTTTTTTTGTACGATCCTGCACGTAGGCTTCATCAGACTTCTGTGTGATGAAACCACTCCCTACGACAGAATTGATGTGGTCTGCGTACTTCCAAAACTCTTTTCCGTGCGAGTCTCCGAAAAGAAGACGCGAAGAAAGGTTTCCGTAGGTCCCTAGCAGCTGCTGTCCCCGCCTAAACTTATCGTGCAAATACTCAGCATGATGGCACATCTCATGAGCGACCACCCTCTCCATTGTTTTCTCGTCGGAGAGAATAGACTTCTGTAACTCTATAACCGTTCGCCCTCTATTTCCGTTTCTGATGGCGGAAACGAAAGCAAACCAAGAACAACGCCCCAACCACTTCGCTGCGTAATGATCAACGAATTTCAGGCCTGGAGGAGGGAGGGAATCATCTTCTCCCGACAAGAAAGAGTTCAACATAGACAAGTACTTGTCTATGAAAGCTTGCGCTATGTCCTCTTGCGCTTTGGATACTCGTACTTCTCGGAGCATGCTATCCCCTAACGAAATAGACACCGCCTTGGCCATCCTCTTCGATGGACAACTCTCCGAAGGCGTGGGCCATGTCTGTGAGGACATCCTCAATCTCCACTGGGTAATCCCCGTCCCAGAACCCGGCCCCATGACCGCAACGCGTAAGCCAAAGGTCATGAGCCACGAGTTCATCATTCAAGTCGTAATCATATGTAGTAGCATTCATCTTCTCCGCGAAGGTGTCGAAGAAGCGATAGACATCTGCCTTCGCCTCTGCCTGTGCTTCCTCAGTGAAGTCCTCCGGAGAATACTTGTCGTCCAGCGGGGTATCGTCTTCCATAGAAGTGGATGCCCATAACGCCGTTTCCAGATACGCTCTCACGAGTCTGTCCATCTCTTCTCTCCTTTAGTGTTATGCTAGAACAAAATTACGGGCATGCCGAAACGTTGCCCCTCTAGATCCTCAATCAAGAACGCCATCTCTTCCTTAGCCTCAGCAAGAAGGATGTCGGCATCCTGTCCCACTGGCATGTCTCCGACTACGACGTTTGTTCCGTACCGACCCCTGATCCTACCCAGGACCTGCTTACATATAGCTAGCGCATACTTCAGCACCCAGTCGTAGGCGTAGAGGTCAGACTGCGGAGTCCAATCCTCTAGACGTGGAAGAGCGAAATAAGCAATGACGATGTGACGGTTGTCCGTCTGAGGCGTGGGCCAGACCTTGATACGCATGGGGTCATATAGTATCTCAAAAGTGGGGACGCCGCCAATGCGGTTAATACGAAGCTGCATATGCTCCATAATGGCGTTGTAATAGGAGACGTCTAGGTTCCCGGTAAAGTTCACGTACATTTGGTAAGCGGTGTAGGTCTGTATCATGCCGATGATGGTATCTGGCATGTACTCGAAGGTGTTGTGCATGCCCACGAAGTCATCTGGCAACCTATAGACTCCCACACCGCGCTGAGTCACAACTTGCCAGTACTTCTCCGGCCTCTCAGCCAGAGACACGAACCTACGCAGGGCTTCCATTAAGGCGTCATCTATCTGGTCCGACGAGAGTTCAATCCTAACCTTCGGAGAACCGAGCCTTCTCAGTACCCATCCCCTGAGTCTACCGAGGTTATTCTCACCGGGGACGTAGGACGGGTCCAGGGGAATGCCTTCACCTGTCATTAACTGGCTGTCTGCGCCTGCGATTATCGCCCCCGGCGACCCATCGTTGCAGTTATCGGACATGGACGTCTCCTGTTATGAAAAGATTTTATCCAGCCAAGTCGCCCTGTCATCCACGTCTTCTGGGTTTTTAGCGGCCCTTTCGACGGCTTCAGCTATCTGGTGCTGAGTGAAGAGGGCGGGGACAACGGCACCATCACCCCTAGTGATGTAGCAGGGGTAGTATTCGGTATTACTACCGAATCTCCTGTCGGCGTTAACTACTTTTTCGTCTTTGAACAAGCTAGATTTTACAGACATGGGTCACCTCCGGAGATTCTGCCTATATCGCTAAAGCGCATGGAGAAGGATCCTCCATTGAGGTATGTTCTTTTGGGGACGAGTGGCGACGGAAGAGAATCAACTAATGGTCGCAAATGGCCATCTCACGACTATTAGACAAAAAGAAAGGGATTTGTACCAGACGCGAAAAGAGGAGGATTTCTCCTCCTCTTCGTTAACGTCTTCTTGGGATACTAGTCCCTTACGGGCACCACGTTCGATGCCTGCGGACCTTTCGTTCCGTCTACGACGTCCAAAGAGACCTTCTGTCCTTCTTTGAGGGTCTTGAATCCATCCATCTGAATGGCACTGTGATGGCAAAATACCTCAGGACCGCCATCTACCGAAATAAAGCCCCATCCCTTTGTGTCCGAGAAAAACTTCACTGTACCGTTTGCCATGTTACACTACTCCTGTGTTCGTTGCTGTGTTACATCCTGCTCAAACCATTTTGAGGGGATTATACACTGACATCTTATGTAGCGTAAAAACTGGATTTTTCTCTTAACCCCATACGGGCGAGGGTTTACCTTGACGCTTTATCCCATAAGTCAGTCACGAGGATGGGGTTGCCATGATCCGAAATATGCCAAAGGTTAGGGAAGAAACCTTCCCTCTCCATCTTCCTCCTGATCTTGGCGTAGATATTATCCCAATCCTCGTCGCCTTTGACCTGGAGCCAGGGCCTTCCATACTGAAAGAAGGTGATGTGGGGGCCTCGCTCACTATCGTCATAAGCGATGTCTCCGCTCTCCAGGTCAAACTCATCCTCAAAAGACTCTGGCTCCTCGTCATCGGGTCTGTCTTCGTCATCTTCCGGATTAAACCTATCCTCTTGAGGGGGCTCGTAGTCTTCACCAGACTCCCCAAAATCGCTGGACGTGGATTCATTGAATCTGGATTCGACATGTAGGTTTTCCTCTGAGGCTTCACCGTTGAAGAAGACTTCGCCATCTTCTAAAAGGATCTCAACGGGGTCCGCGACTTGATAGTTCGGGAACCAATACACTGCGGTATACCCTGCTATCCCGCCGCTATCGTCCCTCTCAACGTCTGTGCCGAAGATAGGAGAGTCTGTAAGAGCTCCAACCTCCTCCGGCTGGATGAAGTCGATGGTACCGTCTTGAACATGCTCCTCCAGTAATGAGAAGAGGATGTCGTCAGACCTCTTATCACCATCCGCCATCTCCTCTACTAAGGCTTCTTTCCCTTCAGGAGTGAGGGTGATAGTGATGCCATTTTCAGATACTCTCAATACGGTGAACGAGCCTTCGCCATTCATGGACTACTCCTATAACATCTCTTCTAAAGCGTTTGCGTACGCTCCTGAGACGGACTCTATGTCGGAGGCACTGGTAAAGATGTTCTTTACCTCTGCCCACTTCTTCTGAAGCCAAGACCCTACGCCCTCGTAGAGTCTCCGAGACTCTAGTCGCTGTGTCACAACTTGTCTAGGCGTCTCGGTTATGGCGATGAGTTGAGCGGTGAGGTTGTCGAGATGAGCGTCTACCTCTGCCATTACCTCTGGATGATTTTCCTTTAAGAACTTTACGATGTTCTTGTACTTGTCTGCCGCTGACAGGCTTCCTGGAGTCTTCTCTTCGTAGGATTCCCTGATGCCGACTATGACCTCTTGCACTCTGCGGAAATGGGCGGCGCCGGTTTCCAAGTTCTCAACGGATTTAGCCAGCATTCCGAAGACTTTACGCCCGAGTTCCGTAACATCCCCTCGCAAACTCTTTTGCTTATCTCTGGGGTCGCCTTTCTTCGCCTCGGCTTCGGCTTCTATTCGCTTGATCTCTTCTTGCAGGGCGTCGATCTCTTCTTGTTTCTCCACGAGTTCCAAGACCATTTTCCCAAGGACGTCTCCGGCTTCCCTAATAGAAGGGGCTTCCTTCTGTGTCGGAAACGATTCCGGCCCCGTCTTAGCAAACCCTGTTTTCGGATATCCGTGAAGATGCCTTATAGCGTAGTCGTAGTCTTGATCTCTCTTACCGGAAATGGATGTACTACGATGAGTCAAGTCCTCTGAGTAAAGGCTATTCTTCATTATACCACCTCCGCAAAGTATATTCTCACGAAATAAGAAAAGGGGAGACCGAAGTCTCCCCTTGCAGTGTGAGTGGTAATGTACGACTTAGGCAGACATCCAATCGGTCGTGACGTTGCTGCCTTCGCTGACGCGGATTCTGGCATAGAAGAACTGCCCATCGAGCAGGGTCGTGCGTCCGAACCTGGTCATGATCATCCGCTTGTTGTTGTAGGTCTGAGGATCCCAGATGATCGGGGAGAGGGTGGCGGGGACATAGGGGCTGTAGATGTAGCCCGTGTTGCGGCTGTCCTGTCCCTTGTAACCCATGAGCAGAGTCCCCTTGGCGAGACGAGCATCCTTGTAGAGCTTGTACTTGGAGGTCAGGGTGCCGACGGGGACGATGCCGACTTCAGTGTCGAGGTCGTTGAGGCTGGCAGACTTGAAGTCGGGCAGGGACTCAACGATGGTGGAAACGTCAGGGCTGCAGACGGCGAAGTTTGCGGGGCCCCTGAGGATACGGGTGTGGATGCTGTTGGCGACGTCGTTCATGAGCATCGGCAACGTCTCCCACCACTCCTTGAGGGAGCCACGGTAAGCAGGCATGGACGTGTTCGCGCCGGAGGTGGGGGTGGTGCCAGGGAACTTGTTCCATGTTGCGGCGATGCCGGCCATGTTGAGGAGGTCCTTCAGAACGATGAAGTCGATCTCGTTCATCAGTTCCTGAGTGAGGAGGTTGCTCAGAACCTCTTCAAGGCTTTCACCCTGAAGGGCGTTGACGTCCTGAGCGGCTTCGAGTGACCACGTCGCCTGGAGCTTGTAGTCTTCGGCGACGATCGGGTGCGTTTCGAATTTCACGGAGAGGCTTGCGGGTGACGCCTGCTCAAGACCGTTGGCCACGAGAACGGGGCATCCGGCTTTCAGGAACACACCGTCATTGAAAATGGCTGCGGCAGGAGCATCAGGGGCACCGGGCTTATCGTAGGTGACGATGGACGCAACGTCACCGGCGAAGCATGTGATGACGAAGACGAGGGCCGCCTGCGTGTAGGTGGCGGGGGCGGAGCAAGCGAAGTGATCGCCAGCGCCTGGAGTTGCGCCGACGCCGTCGAAAACCACCGTGGGCCCGGAGATCTGAGTGAACTCGCCAGTCCAAGACGGGAGAGACGCGCCATAGGGAGCGGAATTGGTGAGGGTGAGAACACCAACGGCATCCGTGGCGGAAGAGGCTACATTGATCTGAAGCTTCGCCGTGAATGAGGCTGCACCAGACCAGGTATCCCACGTCTGACCAGTGCCGGTGCTTCCATTACCGGGAAGGAGAAGAGCGTTTGCACCGAAAGTTGCGGTGACAGTGGCGGTGCCGTTGTTAGTGATGGCGCCGTGAGGAGCGGCACCACCGACGATGGAGTCGAGGTACGGCCCAGACTCAAACGAACGCATGTAGATCCTGCGACCATCCACAGCGCCCTGAGGCTTGAGGATTTCTTGGCCGGATGCCTCATAGAAGTACTTGAGGAAGATTGCGAGGCCGGTGGGGCCCGTCATCGGCTGGATGCCCACGAGTTCGGGGGCTACGAGGCGGGGGAAGACACGGCGGATTACAGGAAGGATGACCTTCTGGAATGCGCCTGCATCGCCGGAAAGAGTTGCCTCACGGAGGAGGGAACCTTTGTTGTAGTTGTTCTGGTTCTCAAGAAGGATGGCGAGGTTAGTGCGCTTCTCTTCGGTCTTGACGCCCTTGAGCCACTTCTCCCACTTCTTCGTGATCCCCGCTACATCTACACGGTTGTTGATGGGGACTGCTACTGGCATTTTTCACTCCATTGAGAGTTTTGTTCCTAGTCTTCCACTCCCGCTAACTTTAACAGGGCAGGATCATTTATGTCCTGCTCCTGCGGGGTGGCTTGAGGCACGTTCGCCTCGTTAAGCGGCCTACGGAGTGCTTCAGGCTTCTGTGATTTGGCCGTATCCACCACGGGATTCATGACCATATCGGAAGTCTTCACACGAGCCGATTCCCGCAACGCTGCCATATATATTCTCTTTATATCAGAAACGTTGTTCGCTTTCTCCATCTCTTTCAGGACTTTATCCTTGATAGAGTTTGGCAAGGATTTACATACCTGTTCCTTGTACAGTGACATCTTAGCCTTAGCGGCCTCAGCGGTTGCCTCGTTTAACCTTGCTTGTATCTCACCGAGTCTTTTCTCGGATTGGGCACGATTGAACTCTGCCTCCTGCTTACTGCGCTCCATTGCTTCCTGTAACCGCTGTAGTTTGGAAGTTATGTCTTTGTCTGAGAGGTAGGGGGATAAGAGTCTACCCATCTCCTGAAGCATAGACTCGCCAAGCACGGTGAAATCTTTGTCGAAGTTCTTTTTCGCAGCGGAAAAAGCAGAGAAAGCAACTTCATTAACGTGCTTCTCTAGCCGGTTCGTAACTGATTCCACGAACGCCTTCTTCTCCTTCTCGGCCGCTTCCCTGGCCGAGTTTATAGACGTTCGCGCTTTGGCGGTTACGGCTTTGGCTTCGTTAATGACTGCCTGCATCCTCTTCCTGCCTATCTCTTTCTCTAAAAGAGACCTTCTGATTTTTCCGATGGCATCGAGATGATCCCGCCTGAGAGCTTCAGTTTCTTGCCCCTTAGCGAGGACGGCTTGCTGAAGGCTGGCGTTCTCATTGAGAAGACGAGCATTCTCTTCTGCTTTTGCATTTAGTTGCTCTTTGATTGGAGCAACTTCTGCTTGTATCAGTTCTGGAAGATTGGGCTTCTTCGTCTCTCTCGCCATATGACCACCTCGCTAAAGGATTACTTTGTCTATATTCTTCTACGTGGGCTACGACATTTTATTGGGAAGGTTGAACTCCTTAGCCAGGACTTCCCTTATGACCTTTTGTACGTATTCGTGGTCATATTCCTGCCCTTCCCTAGCCGGAGCCACCTTCGCCGCTGTGTTCTCCGAAAGCTTTTGCTGAACCCGGTTCTGCGTTTCCTTCATCAAGGTCCATTCCTGCAGCGCCGTTGTCGCTTTCATCTTAGACTCCACAACCGAGGGGCCTACGACCATATCGAAAGTGATGATCTTCAAGCTCTCATCTACATATTGAAACCCATCCACCCCGTCTCTGACGTCTCCGAGGGCGCGGCTGCTGACACCGATCTGAACTTTCTTCTTAATGAACTCTTGCAAAATCTGACCCACGGGAGTATTCAGAGCTTCGGCTCTGCCGTAGATGACGTCCCCCTCCGCCCACAGCTTCACGATGACGTGGGAAGAGTGTTGGGCGTGGATTATGGAAGCCTCATTGGGGTCTGGATAAAAGGGGTGATCCAACTCACCTACGAGCGCCCGTTCTTTCGTGAGAACAGAGAGCCTATCCACTTCCTTCAGTAGATACTCGGTTGGGTAAACCCTTCTATTTGCGTTGGGTTGGTTGCCCTTTTGGAAGATCCCCTCTACGACGATAATGCCGTTTGGAGTTACTTTCGCTTCGGCCTTCTCTAAAACGAGAACTTCTTGGAGTACTTTGAACATTAGGACATCCCCTCGGGAAGAGTCCCGAGATTTGGCAGCGCCTCACCTTTCAGTTCTGGCTCTGTTTCTGTTGCCATCTCCGGAGACGTGATGTCGTAGAAAGATTTTAGCTCGTCCTCAGGGACGAAAAACTCAAGGAACTTCTTCACTTGCTGTTTCGTGAACTCGTCAGGGCTATCTTTGAGTTTGTTCGTGAGTGCATTCAGGAGTTCTTTGTACTCCTTAACTTCTGTCGAAGTCTGGTAGGTGTCTGAGGCTTTAACCCCATCTACCCCTTCCTGCGTATCCAACTGTGTCATGGTCTCGGAGACCTGGTTCAGTTTATTGAACAGGAACATTGCCTCTGGGTCTGACGACATTTCCGGATTCAGGTCCTGGAATCCGCGACCGGAGGACAGCGCAGTCCCTGTGGCGAAGTCTGGATCTTCCTCTCCTACTACGTGCTCAACATCCGAAAGGTCTTCCAACCCCGGCTCGCCCTCTGGCGTCATCCCAGGTACGTCTCCGGGTTGATCTGGCTCTCCGAATATTGCCGTACCTAGATCCTCAGGGGCGACAGTTTCAAAATCTGGAGCTAAGGCTTCAGTAGGCTCTATGCTTCCTGAGAGGGAATCGCCGATGGCCGCGGCGCCAGAAGCTGCGCCCTCACTGCCTTCTTCGCCTTCACCCCCACCGCCGCCACCACCGCCAGCGTCTCCAAGCCCGTCCATCCCACCTTCTTCACCACCATCACCCTCGAAGTCAGGAGCGTCTTCTCCATCTAAAGAGACGCCCTCTTCCCCTGCTTCTGGAACCTCTAAGTCGTTACCGTCTTCATCCACACCGCCTAGGTCAAGAGGGGTGAGTTCGTCTAGTAAATCAGACTCGGAGGGGTCTGGAACTTCATCGTCGGAAATAGCTGGAGACCCTGATGTCTTAGAGGCAGGAGTGATAGGGGAGTCTGCTGGGGGATCTAGAGCAAAATCATCCCCAAAGCCGGGGCCAGAGGGAACAGAAGCATCCATATCTCCAGACTCAAATGGTGTCTTAGGAAGGCTGCCGGTATCCTTTTGGGAATTGCTCTCAAACGGAGTAGGCGGCGGCTCCCGCTTCTCCATCAAGTGCTTACTTTCTGTCGATACTTCGGGCTCGTCGTCAAACTCCACCCTGTCGTCGCCGTCTGCGGCTTCAGGCTCTTGCCCGTCCACGTCAACCCTTACGAAGGATTCTAGGCTTTGTAAGGAGATGATGTACTGCTCTTCGGAACCGTCACCGCTCTCATCCACCTTCGTCACAGTAACGGTATCCTCACCCGTATCATCCACGAAGTAGTAGCCAGGAGGTAGTACCTTCTTCCCCCCCACGCAAGTGACTTCGTCGCCGCCCTCGTCTTCAGACAAGAGTTCTAGAGCGTCACCGCTACGGACATCCTCTTTTATCGGTGAGTAATCCTCTTCGAAGGAGGATAATACAGAGAGGTCGACGAAGAACTTGTTGCCGTCGTCGTCCATCATGACGGCAGCAGACTTCTCGTCGTCTATATCCATGATTGTGTACGAACCTGGGAACAGGAGCATCCCCGTTTCCACGTCCGAGACCTGATCGTCCTCCTCAAACATATACTCATTTCCTACCAAGATAGAAGACTCCTCCCTATCAAAGGAGCCCGGAAATTCCTCATGAGCATGGTCCTCTATTTCTTCGTCCTCAACTTTCTCTTCTTCACTACCTGGGACAAGCAAGTCTTCTTCAGATTCAAACCCCTCATCGGGATCCTCCTCCGGAGGGGCGGGAGCACCGAATCCATCCACCTCAGCATCCTCAAACTCCTCCACTTCAACTGTCTCTTCGTTTTCGTCGTCTTCAGGCTCCTCATCCTCTTCTCCCTCTGCTGTTTCAGCTTCGGAGTAGTCTTCGGGAGCCTCTTCCGCCACTTCTTCATCGACACCTTCAAGATATTCCAAGTCCTTCTCCAGAGCCTCCTTCTGTTCCTCATCCATGCCGTCAGCGTGTGAGAGCAAGTCCTCTAGAGAATCTTTTACTTGTGATAGAGTCCAATCGACATCGTTGACCTCTTCGGTCTTCTCTTTTGCGTCTTCGTCCTCTTCCAACTCGGCTAATTCTTTCTCGTCCTCTGCGTCTTCTTCAGCCTCCAGCAAACGAGATTCCATGGCGATTTTAGTGGGGCTGCCGGTTGGGACACTTGTTCCCGGTGCTGTTCCCTGCGGAGCCTTTTTTATCTGAGTGGATATCCCACCTTTGAAATGTACCGTGCCTGTTGCATCATCCACCTTCTCAACTTCATACTCTGTATCTGGATTGAGGGGCTTCGGGGAGCCGCCGACATCGCCAACTACACTCACCGTGCCGTTTTGGATTTCGTCGGGAGTAAACTTGACCGCGTTCCCTGGCTTCACGTCCTGCGAAGTCATGAATTGGTTTTTGATGTCTTCAGGCTTTGCTGGCGTTGATATTTGTATCTCACCTAGAAGGTGACGAGCGACTGTCTCCATCATCAAATGACTTAACTCACGAGCTTTTGGTTCACCTAAGTATGCAGCAGTGGCACGGTGAAGGTTCTTGAAATCAAAACGCTCCAGCTTAAACTGCTGCCCCAAGCCGATATTGAGGAGGTTATGGGTGAGGAGCTTAGACTGTTCGTAGGTGAGACCTATCTGGTCTCTAAAGAACTTGATCAGTTTCTCGCGGGACCGTAGCCCAATGAACGGGAGAGATTCGACCAGTAACATTCTCCCGTTTTTCATCGCCTTACCCAACTCAGTCAAGTACTCCACGAAGAGTTCATTCTCCATGAGAGAGTTAAAGACTTTCTTTCGGTCGCTCTCAGCGAGGGGGAATACGCCCTGCATGGGCATCTTCATGAGCAACACCCTCTCCGAGATAAGAGAAGAGTACTCATCGAGCGCCACGTCCAACCCCTCACCCGTAACAGCAGCTCCCGCCAACCTCTCACAAACAAGCCGAGTCTTTTGCTTCAACCCCTCCTGAGAGAAATCCACACGGGTGATGGTAGCTTCCGGCTCTGTGTACTCGTAGAGAGCGCCTGTTTTGAAGCTAAGGAACAAGGCTCTATCCTCGCTGAAGGACTCTACGTAGTAGTTATCTCCGTAAACCTTAGCGTTCTTCCGGATAGCATCGTCCAATCGAGCCGAGAAAGAATCGAAAAGACGATCCAGTATGTTGGGATTCCTCATGCGCCTGCTCCTGTGAGGGCAAAAAGAAACGGCTTAGTCGGCCGGTTCCTCTGGAGGATTTGGGATTTCATCCTCTGGATCTCCGCCCTGGGCTCTTCCGTAGTTATATTCTTTATTGGACAACTCTAACGCGAGTTTGAGGCTGGAGACCACAGTCCGTATCAATTGCTCTCGTAGTGGCCCGATCTTCGTTGTAGGCTCGTAGAGGATGGTATGATCCTTGAGGATTTTCTTCGTCTTGCCCTCGCATTGTGCCTCTACAAAAGACATGAACTTCAACACGTCCGGCGAAGACATAGAATGTCCAGGGACGCCAATAGGAGACATAGACGTTCTGACTCTGGACTTTTCCATTAAAAGGTTGCCCTTAGAACGCCTACTCTCGTTCGCAGGGGCTGGAGGTTCAGTGCCCCCACCAGCAGGCTCCTCCATAGACGGCTCTTCTACGCCTCCGGGCCCTCCTTGGCTCCCGCCAATGGCATTCCCTAGCTCGTCACCAATGGCGTCAAGCCCCCCAGACTGGTCTTCTCCGGAAGGAAGTTCACCGAAGGAAGGTGCGTTCTTGCCTGCTGCCGTTTGACCCTCCTCCCCAGTAAGAAGAAGCTCTTCCTCTTCTGGAGTGAGTTGGAATATCTTCTGTGCAATGTACTTCTTCGCGGACTCCCCGAAGGTGTTCTTGATAGTATCCGCGGCTTCAGCGCGAAGCTTCATCCCCTCGAACCTTGCGTTCTCTTCAATGAAGGAGGCGGCAGTCCAACGCAAGGAGATGCTATACTTGTCAAGAAAATCCTTCACCTTCTGTATGTTTTCGGGGTCGTTGCTCATGCCCGTGAAATGAGCGTAGAGTTGCATGATAGCGAGCTTCTCCAGCCCCTCGGATAGAGACTCTTGGAAACGGGTGACGAGACGAGCGAAGCGAACGTCTTGCTGTGAGAGGGTAGCGCGATTGATGTCCTCTTCCTGAGCGAGATACGCCTTCGGAACGCGGAGGCCTGCGTACATCTTCGTCTTGAAGTACGAGAGGTCTTCTATGTCACCGAGATTTGTTGCACCGGGGAGCGTGTCGATCTTAGTGGCTTCGCCGCCAGCGGGAACAGGGATCCAATAGTCCTCATCTATCCCGACAAAGCGGAATCTCTTGTCCATATCCTCGATGCTATTGAAATCTTCCGTCCCGCTCCCGCTCGGGCTCCCCCACATGAAGCTGTTGATGGGCTTCCTCTTGAGGGAATTCTTGACTTTGTTGACAATATCTATTGCTCGACTGGGCGGGTTCTTACCTGTGGCGATGTAGAAAACTTTTCTTTCGGGGGCACGAACCATACGGTATATCATAACCGCATCCTCCATCCTCTTCAATATCTCCCAAGTATTCCGGATAGAATCTAGATGTGAGGTTCCGTACGGTTGATAGATGGGTTTGCCAGAGAGTCGGAAGTGGATGATTTCTCCGTCGTAGTAGATGATAGCCTTACCAGTTTGTATGTTGCTCGCGTACTGCTGCACGACCGCTGGTTGCCATATCAGCGAAGACGGGTAATCCCTTGCCATCCCCATCGACGCCTGAGTGGCTTCGTCGGACTCCCGGTTGTAGATGTAATAAGAGAAGCCGTTAGGAAGTTCTATCTTGATGATGTTGTAGAAGTCGAAGAAGGGCTTTACGTCTATGACACCGCGGTTGCCGATGATAGGTTCTATGAACCAGTCGCCGTACTTTACCATGTTCCTCGCCCAGTCCCAAGAACGCTTAGAGACGTCCAAAGTCTTGAAGAGGAAAGTCTCAAGAACGGTTTTGATTCCGGATATCTCTACGGACTCTTCATCCGTGGGCTGAGTGTTGTCTGACTTCTCTATGACGATGTCGAAGATTTGGTTATTGAGCCCTCTAATACATATCTCGTCGGCGATAGTATCCAAAACGACGCTGACTTCGGGATGCCATTCCTCGATGAGATCGTAGACGTGGTAACGGATTCTACGTCCGAGATTGATGACGTTGAACGCGTATTTAGTGTAAGTGCTATTGTCTATCTGACGGACTTCGTCTTCCATAAAGTCCACTGCGGGAAGGGTCTGCATCGCCCCCTTCTCTTTGTAATCCTGCAAGAACCTTCGCGAGAACTTAGGGGACAACAGCGCCTCACCGACAGAGATTCTGCTATAAGAACTCAGCCAGCGAGAGAGAAGAGGGAGTCTATACACCTTTTTGTCTTCAGCCATACCGTTCACCTCTAAGCTATGTCGTTACTTTTCAAACCTAACGACCATCCCGTGATCCTGCCTCTTCAACGTCTTCCGGTCGGCGTGCTCTATGCCGAAGGCGTTCCACACAGACTCCTGAGCCAGAACGGCGGGGTTATCGTCGTAGTTCACCCCGGTATAGACATCTTCCAGAACAGAGAAAATGTCTCCGTCTTGCATTCTCTTATCTTCTTGTGGAACGGTTGGGTCTTGTTGCATGAGCATATTCTCTGCCACTGCGCCCAAGGCTTCTGGGGATAAGATGCCAAAGACCTTATTCGATTGGTCCCAGGTGGTCAATACCGTAGCCAGGATAGCTAATGACATTACCAAGTCGTCGTTCTCTCCAGCCGTAGCCTCTGCCTTCTGCTTCCTACCGTAGCCGGTGTTGTGCTCTGCCCAAACGAACACTTCCATTTCATGTAAGAGTCTGCCATCGTTTATAACGGGGGCATCCTTGAACACGGGGTTCTGTATAAAGCCTATGAGACGAGAAACGAAAAAGTTTCGTGAGCCACCGGAAGCATTCGTGCCGCCACCAGTGGTGAGGAAGCCCGTCTTCCCATCTAACCCTTCCAATACCCTACCGTAGCCTAGATCAGACTCCAAACGGAGTATGACATCGTTTCCGTATGAGTTCCTTTCTATCGCCAGCCCCGCTTCATTGTAAAACATCCCTACGATGTAGAGGATGATCGAGAACACCTTAGTATCCACTTTCCCCTTGAACCCACAGACCTGATACCCTTTCTGGTCCATCCCCACGAAAGCGGAGTAGTCGCTGCCACCCCCAGAAGCGACGTCTGCGGCGATGACGATCTCATCTTTGGGTAGGGGCACTTTATAGATGGTGAGCATACTCTCCATACACCGCCGAAGAGACAAGCGATAGCTTTCTTGGTCATTCTCATCCCCTACGTCGTACATATTCAGGATATGTGGGAGATGCCGATCTAAAATCTCATCCATCCTATCGGTGTGGCCGGCGATGATGGGGACTCGCCTCGGATCTTCTTTTGCTCGTTTCAGAAACTCAGGCATGATAACTTTTTGCCCTGAGTAGGCGAAAGAACAATCCAACTCCTGACTGATCTTACGCAAGTCGAAGTTGAAGGTCTTACACATGTTATCGTACCACGCCTGATCCCTTTCGGGGTGGACGTGCCACGGCAAAGTCACCATGTGAAAGTTAGTACCCTCTTGTTCTTTGGTGAGTAATATCCCAGATTGCTTAAGCCTCTGCGCTTCTTCCGCGAGCATGCACGTCTGATAGAACCAACCCTGAGCACCGTTAGGCGTGGAGAGAGCTATTGCTTTACCGCCGGTGGAGATGGTAGGTGCGCATGCCGTCCACAAGTCCGACATTTGAGAAATGAACGCAGAGTTTCCGCTAACAGTACTATTTGTCTGATAAAGAGCGCCATCTGCTACGCCCAAGAGATCGTACAGGAATGACTCATTTTCTTGCTCTCGTCTTACCACGTCCTCTATTTCTGTGCCGCCTGCCAGCATCGTTCCTTTATCTAACTGGGTAGTCTCTACTTTTCTACCGTCGCCTAAAAGATGTTTGTGGTGTTTGGAGCATGAGAGAATGACTTTTCCGGCACTAACTACATCGTACACCACTTGATGCGTTGTGCGCTGGACCCCCTTGAACTCCCTCCATCCCGAGGGAGTCAACACTTCCCATTCCCCTATCTCCTTAACCTCTCTCTGATGCGGATCTAATTGAAGGCTGACGGCTGGAGGCGCGAACTTGCTAACGAAAGCAACAATGGCTTTACCCACGTCTCTATTAGATGCGGTTTCTGGCATAGAAAGCGCAGTTCGAAAATACTCTTCTCCAATAATCTGGTATCTCCTCCCCAGAGCTTTACAGTGTAGATGAAGAGCGGCAACTTTTGCCTTGAACTTTCCAGTTTCAGATTGTGAAGCCGGTTTTACTTCAGTTATGATTCCGGTATTTGGATTGTAAAAATCGGTGAGGTAAGTATGAATCTCTCCTGCAAACAAGTAAGGAATTCTTACGGCCTCATACTGCTCGTCCCGATTCAAAAGCCAAAAACAAGCATCCCACGTGCTACGGAACTTACGCACCACCCCGTCCACTTCAATTAACGCCGTCCAATGCGTCCAAGTATTCGTTATCTCTGGCGTAAATGATCCCGAAAGGATATTCTGCTTCATCGTCTCAGACTGCTTCTTTCTGGCTTTTTCCGTGTTCATCTTTGCCTTATATTGTGGGTCCCGATGAAGGGCTTTCGAAATGAGAGACTGCCGTCTTCGCCAAGACTCGGAATGACGATGTTTTCCTTTGTTACTTTCAGATATCCGTGATCTGGTGGCTGAGGATAGAGAAAACCCCTTTCGATAAGGGGTACCTCGCCCTCTCCTCGTTCTAGTACTCTGACCTTTCTTTTCGGGGTGGGCTAAGTAGAAGCGTCTAATGGCTTCTCCTCTTTGTCGCTTTGCTTTTTCGCTCTGTGGTCGTTCTTTCGCCATCCTGCTACGAAAAACACTGGTACATTGAGCGTCACCGCAAAGAGTTCTTAGGACTGGACTTCCAGACTCCACTCCAACCGCTTTCCCACAGACCTTGCATCCTACTGGCTCAGTAAGTCCAAGCCTCAGGTACCAGAGTCTATCACGCAAAGTGAAGTCAGTAGGAAGGAAAGACGTCTCCGATAAGATACTCGCTAAAAGAAGACGCCTCTCTGTACGTGCATACCAACGTTCTTGGCAGCACCAATGATTAAGATGGCCGTCTTTCCACAGGGCCTCTATTATTTCTTCCCTACTTATACTCAGCATCGAACAGCCCCTCTATTGGAATTTTTCTTACCTCCCCAGTAAACCTATTTCTTACCGTCACTTCGGTGCCTCCGGTAACACATTCATCCACGATGAGCAATGAAATAGCGAATGAACGGCCAGCGTCAGTAGTCGTAGTAGAGACGTTAACGGAAGAGCCATTGTCTAAGACTAGACTCATCTTGTTCCATTCTCTAACTGGTTTCTTCATCCACCTCGGAGTGTACTGGTAGATGAGCTTAACTTTGTCGAGAAACCCCTTCGCAGTGGTGGCTTTAGTGGCAATGACGAGGATGGACTTATCGGGGTAGAAAATGGCGTACCAGGCCGCCAAACCTGCGGTGATAGTGGAGATGCCCAACTGTCTAGATTTGAGTACAATAGTATTCTTGTTTTCGGCGACTGTTTTCAGCAAATCCTCTTGAAAGGGGTAGAGATCGAAACGGATCTTTCCACGCTTAGGGTGCTGAATGCAGCCGTAGGTGCGTAAAAAGTAGGCAGGGTCTTTCTTACACTTGAAGAACTCGTCTGTTCGTCTCTGCTTATCCCAAGACTGAGTCTTCTCCATCCAAGGAAGAGGCGCTGGATTGTAAAGTAATTCTGTCTTCGACAGCTTCTTGGGTCCGAAGCTAACTTTCATCCGGGTTCTCCAGAGGATCTCTTTCGGTGGAGTACTCAGCGTACCCAGATCCTTCTTCGTCAAGCTTCACCCGCATATCCACGGCAGTCCATTGAATAGACAAGTCAGCTATCATCTTGACGACCCTAACGATTTCCTTAGAAGACCCGCCTGCGTTTTCCACAAACTTGGCGAGGGCGGCGAGAGTGAACGGATCCAGTGAGTAGTTTCCACCCTTGAGTATTCTATTTGATATCTCATAGGAGTTTTGCTTATCCTGCTCAAGAGACTCTATCGTGGAAGAGAGAAGATCCAAAAGACCTTCCCTGTTCCCACTACGAGACAGTTCCCTGATACTGGCAATATCTACTCGTCTATTTCTGAGGGTGAAATCGACTTTGTCTTGCTCTTTACCGCTAGAAAGAGTCATACGAGTGGGAAGAACTTCTACTTCTCCAGGAGGGAGCCTCTGTATCGCACTGTCTGCGGCATCCTCCAGAGCCCTTAACCCCTTCCTGATCTCATCCATAGTATCGTTTCTGCTGTCCTCAGACATCTGCTTCCTCCGGAATTCCGTTCGTTGCCCTGTAATCTATTTTCAACGCTCGGAGGTATTGCTTGCATTCTTGTGTACTGAAGTCTTTCGATTTTAAGTGGCACATGAGGCTTCTGAGCGTATACACGCTCTTTTCCGGCATTTCTGAGGACAGCGAGTGGTCGCCGCTGATGAAGTTCACTATCTCCTGCCCGATGGCGCTGCCCGTCAGTAGGTTCATTTTGATAGAAGTATCCTCGTCCTCCAACAAGTTTAGCCACGCCTTCGGATCAACCTTCATGGAGTCGTTGGGCATTCTCTCCACCGGATCTTGCGCGGGACGATCTGATGCGGCATCCGCCCCATTAGAACTTGAAGATGATTGCGGGAAAGAGATGAAGATTGTGCGGTGCTTTCTGACTTTGAAAACGTAAGTGAGAAGCCAGTGCGTGATGATGGTGGTCAAGTAGATGAAGGCGCTGGCGTCCTTTTTCTTTTTCTTATTGGGATCGAACTTTTCGAAGTCCTTCAACACCTTAAAGGCGGCCTCTTGCATGAGTTCCGCCTCAGGCGCCAAGCTTGAGAGCTTGAGCATTCTTATTCGTGCTTTTGCGATGAGTTGTGACGCCACTACTATCTCAGAGCGAATGATCTCTTTCTCTGGGTCTCCAAGGGGCAGAGAAAAATACTCTGTCCATCGGCGAGTGTAGTATGCGTCATCGAAATAGTGGCGGGGGTTTACCGCGTCCCCTGCTGGTTTACGGCCCTTCTGGCGTGGACTCTGGCTCTTCTGCTCCATTCTCTTCCTCCTGGGAAGAGACGTCAGGTTTCAACAAGAGCCCACTGATTTCATGTGCATACTTTTCTACGTCAGCACGGAACGAGACATCGTCTACATACTCTGGCTCGAATCCTATGCCCTGTAGAATCCCCGCTGTCTTGATACCTGCCTTACTCTTTCTAAACCACTTACTGCCCTTCATCGACTCCATAATTGCCGACATCTGGTCAAATTTCCCAGAAAGATACATGAGGCTAAGTACCGTTCTCTGCCACGGAGGAGCGGTCTTGCACTTCACTGTTTCAAATCGTACTGATTGCCCGACGACTTCTTCACCTGATTTGATTTTACCTACGGTCTTGACTTTGATTCGGTAAGAAGCGTAAAACTTCATTGCTTTTCCGCCAGTGCTCTCGTATGGATCTGCTCCCCACATCACAGGGCCGGACTGCATTTTCGTCCTCACCTGATTTACGAAAACGAGGGCGATCCGAAGAGCCCCTAGCGTTCTAGGAATCTGTCTGAACTGTACGCTGTTGTAACGCGCCCGAGCCATAGCCTGCATGTTGGAGAAGTCTTTTCCGGTGACGGCTGCGGCGATCTCGTCAGTAGTGGAGACCCCGGCGATGGTATCCACTATCATAAGGCAAGGAACAGCGTCCTCACCTTTAGACTCTTGTGTCTGCATGACCCTGTACACAGTGTTCCATACTTGCTCAAGCGTGTCAGCTTCGGCCACAATGATAGACTCATTGTCTCCACCGAGGTCGAGGAAACGGTCATGATCCCATGAGTGTTCAGTATCTACTGCCACCACATAGCCACCGGCCCTCTGGACTGCCACTGCTAGGTGATATCCTAGCGTAGATTTTCCGCTGCCTTCTTCGCCAAATATCTCACCTATCTTCCCTACAGGAAGACCGCCGCCGAGCATCTTATCCAGGGGCAAACCCGTGGGGATATACTCTTTGACAGGAGCATCCGGTTCGTTGTAGTGAATGTAATTCGGATTAAGAGATCCCTGTTTCAAAAGGCTATCGGTCAGATTCTTAGCGGACAAAATAGCAGACCCTTTTTCCAAATCCTTACGATTTGTGATTTTCATTTCAGACTTTTTTACCATCTGTCTCATTCTCCTATTTTCTCGTAGTTCAGACAAAGAAAACAACCCGTACTGAATATAGCGTGGAGAACGAACAGAAAAGGGGCGCTTACTGGCGCCCCCTTCTGCTTCTGCTTGTTTTGTCTGTGATGTCTTAGTCTACTTGCTTCGCTTTGAGAAAGCGGAACTTTCGGACCACCTTCGCCGGAACATCAATAGCCTCATTGGTCACGGGGTTTCGCGCTTTGCGCGCATTGCGTTGTTTGACTTCGAAGACGCCGAAGCCCGACACACGAACCTTGTCACCTGGGTCGATGAGGTTACCAAGGATCACACCATTCTCTCCGAACACGGCGTCGAAGATACGCGCGGCTCGGGCCCTCGGCTCGGCAAGTTCTTCAGCCAGAGCTTTGATCAGATCGCCTTTGTTCATTGTACTACCTCCTCTTTGATTCACCAGCCACGACCGCTGACAGAGTTCAAACCACCCAGAGACGGGGGATTCCTACGGTCCTCTACTATTAGATAGCGTAAAACGACCGTTATTTTCCCTGAACACAGATTAGGAGGTCAGGACCGCCCCATAGATTTTCACGATGGTTCTTGTGAACCGTATAGATTTATCTACTTTGATGGGGAATACTGGCGTGGACTCGCTGTGTCCAACTGCGTCTGCCCATGAACCGACGAAAGGCGTGTCCCCAACGTCATAGCCAGAATAATGTGTCCAAGCATCAACCTCTGACTGCGTTTTGGGGGCGAAATTCTTATCAATGTAGGTAAAGGGAAAGAGGAAGTAGCCGTTGACGATGATGGACATGTTCACGTTAGCAGGCTCTACGGGGAGGTCCGAATATCCTCCCCCGGTGCTGCTGTACTTGTACGCCAAAGGATCTGGAGCATACCCGAAAGTTACCTTCACAGGATAGTCGGACATAATGTAGAGGAAATTAGGCTGAACATCGTTGATACTTCCCGACCTCCCGTCTATGGTTTGGAAGACTCCATTTACGTCCTTCGTCAGTTGTGAGGTGGTGGGGACGGGGAAGACAAAACTCGGGGCGGTTGTAGAGAGGGTCTTCTGTACAAGCCAATCCTTCTCGTTTAGGAGCTTCTTCTGAATCTCCAGAGGTATCTGTCTGATTATCTCCTTGCATGCGCTCATCTGCTGCAGGCGCCCGAGGAGGGTCAACTGTTTGTAATTCGGATTGGGGTTGCATCCGCTGTATCCGGTTGGCTGTCCTACTATACCCATTGGGATCTCCTTTATACGGTCGAAAACTTCGCGAAGTATACCTCCGCGCTCGTAGACGCCAAACCAATGGGGAGGTAGAGTTTCAAAGGAAGCACTCTACGGTAAAAGCCGTCTTCCAACGAGACGTCGTACGGACAATTCCCTTTCCACAAGAAGACGTCGTTAATGGGAGGAAGTACAGTAGGAGAATATCCTACCACTCCGTATCCTAAAACCACTCCCAGAGGACCGTCGGGGACTATGACCACGAGGTCTATGTCCTGCTGCGGGCTGTCTCCACTAAATCCCACTAGGCTCTCGTCAAAGACGTACGTGGGATTGTTCGTATCCAAGGAGACCTTGAAGTAGAACTCACCGTTATCAGCAATCGCCCCAAAATCAGAAACGGCAAACCTGTTTACGACGTTTCCCAACCTGTCAGACACCTCGATGCGGCTGTCCATGATAAGGATCTGACTGCCTTGAAGGTAGGTGCTGTTGGTCGGAGATAGGGGGTTAGTCATAATAGTTCCTCCATAAGGGTCTACTTGGTATATTCTACCCTGTCAAAGCAAAACAAAAGGGGGCCGACTGGCCCCCTTTATGCTCTGTCTGGAGTGGGTAAAGTTAGAAAATATCGTCGTTTGTGCATTCCAGCCAAAAAAAGTTGGGTCTGGCCCTCTTCTCCAGCTTCAGATCATCGGGGACGATAACGATCTTCTGCTGCCAGTTCGTTTCGCCGTCATGTGAGTGCTTCTCAGCATGAAGTTCTCCATGATGCTTAAAGTTGACGGAGAGAACCTTTGGAATTGAGGAGTAGATACCTAGCGCCTTAGCCGTATAGCTCGTATTTGGGTCGAAGAAGACGTCAGCCATCAAGAAGAATGGAGTCGACTTCGTACCCTTCTCTTGAGAATGCACAAACTTAAGCAAGAACTTATCCAGCTTGTACGTCTCCCCAGAGGCATAGGCGGTCTTAGATGAAGAATTTGGGTACTTGGAAGAGACGTTATCGTCTCGTCTGGACTCTTTCTGCTGCACGAACCAGTACACGGACTTCAGCGAGAACTTATTTTCTGTGGTGAATTTCCTGTTCGCCCCGAACATATCTGTGGGGATCGTGGACAGGAAAATATCCGAAGTCACTAAAGACTTCGGCAAATAGACGGTGAGCCCTACAGGAGTAGACAATTCTACGTCAGACTCTACTGGAGCATACCCACTCTCTTCCTCTTTTTTACTTCCGAAAAATGCCATTACAGCCTCCTGATCATCTCTATTCCGGTTTTTTGCACAAGCGTAAGAGGCTTGCACACCCAAGAAGACACGCACACATTCTAATTAGCGAAAACAAACACCATTATTTGCGAAGGCTAAGATTAGCACTTACTATCTCCGCAAGATACGCAACGATCACAGCCATTTTCTTTGATGACGGCAAGATTTTTGCATCTAGGACAGAGGGAGTACTCGTACGCTCCCTCAGCCAAAAGCGTCTTAGGCTTACTTGCCTCAGTAACACCTTCACTACTTTCGACGCTAGCAAGAAAAAACTTCAGAGCGAAGGCAGCTGCTTGCGAGAGACCGCTGATGAAAGCGTGTTTTCCGGTGGTGATATCTTCGGAAAAAGCGCCGGGGAGAGCAATGATATCCATGAGTTCATCTATGACCCAATGCGAACTCACTCCATGTGCAGCGTCCCTGCGCAGAAGCGCAGTCAAGAGAATGCTTAGTTGTTTCGCCTGAGGCTCATCCTCCGGCTTCTTTGTGACGATGGATATTTCCACCGGCTCTCCAGTAATCGGGTCTCCGGCGATGCTGATTCTGGCTTTGTGAGTGGGGCAGTACTTGATCGCGTACACCCTGCCATTGAGCACGGCCGGGCGAGGGGTGATCATATCCTTGGAGTGCTTGAAGAGCTTCCGAATCAGAGAACGACTCTCTTCTTTTCCGGTCTTTAGAACTCCCTCGCGGCTTCCCTCTCGGTAAACCGTAATGCCCTTGAGACCCGCTTTCCAGGCCTGCAGGTAGATTTTGGAAACGTCGTCTATAGTCGCGGTGCTGGGAAGATTGATGGTGCTGGAGACGGCGGCGTCTATGTAGCTTTGGACGATGCTCTGCATCTCCACCCTTAGTTCAGGGCTGAGGTCATGGGCAGTAATTAGATACTCGGGGTAGTTAGTGGAGCCGGTAGCCCTCATGTAGTCCTTGATTACGGAGACGTACTCGGTGAACTCTCTGTCGCCGTCACTGAACTTGACCCGCCTCGTAAACGAAGGAGCGAAAATGGGTTCGATGCCGGAAGAAACTCCTCCTAGTATCTCAGAGCCTGTCCCGACTGGTGCGACGGTTAAAAGGGTGACGTTGCGGACTCCATACTTCTTCAGGTTCTTCTCGAAGTCCTTGTCTCCGAACTTACTGACTTCGTCCAATAGGCGCTGCATGTACCCGGACTTAGTAAACTCATCGAACTTGAACTGCGGGAAGGGGCCGAGTTCCTTTGACATCTCCATAGATGCAGTGTATGCTGAATGAGCCAGAGTGAACATGATCTCTTTGACAATCTTTTTCGATTGCTTGCTGCCGTAAGCGACCCCAAGCTTAAAGAGCATGTCGCCGAGACCGGTGATTCCCACCCCTATTCTACGGTCTCTAAGTGTCGCCTCATCCTGTCCCTTAACCGCTTGCTTGCCAACGTTATAGTCCACTACTAAATCCAAGAACTTCACCGTGTCCCTCACAAGCTCTCTCAGCCTTTCGTAGTTCAGAGCGGCTTTGGGAGTGAAAGGGTCTGAAACAAGAGCGGAGAGGTTGACGTGTGCGAGGTTACAGTTACCATGTACGGGTAGAGGTTCTTCTGCACAAGGGTTTGTACTAGAGAGGGGAGCGTAGTATTCACCATTATGCTCAGACACCATCTTATCCCAAAACAAGAGCCCCGGCTCTGCCGTAGACCAAGCGTTCTTGATGATGTTCTCCCACAACGCCTTCGCCTTGATTGTCCTAGTCACCATCTTTTGTTCACCGTGAATCTCGCCGGACCACTTCAATTCGAAGTCTGAATCCTTCTCCACGGCTTTCATGAATTTATCAGTTAACCGAACAGAGAGGTTGGCGTGATTGACGGAAAAGGTAGGGGAGATGGCGTCCTTCAGGTCTTGAAAAGAGTTCTCGCCTCGCACATATTTTGCGATAGAGTCATCTATAGAGCACCTATCATACTGTTTGAGATTGATGAAGTCGAAGATGTCTGGATGATCGACCCCCATAGTCACCATCAACGCCCCTCTACGGTTGTGTTGCCCGATGGTGCCGGTGGCTTTAGAGAAGATGTCTATGAAAGAGGCAGCACCAGTGCTACTCCTGGCGGCGTTGTTAACTTGCGCACCCTTGGGCCTAAGCTTAGAGACATCGAAGCCGAAGCCACCGCCGTGGCTGAACGTCAACACCATCTCCAATAATGTGTTGAAAATACCCTCGAGGGTGTCGTCGGGTGGAGTTCCTACGTAGCAGTTAAACGCAGTGACACGCCCGTCTCCACCTATGGCAGAAGTGATCCTTCCCCCGGGCACTACCTCGCCGTTGTTCAACATCGTGAAGATCTTGTTCTGTACCTCTACTTCCTGGGTCAGGTTCAAGGCTAGTCTACGCCAAACCTCTTCCTTGGTTGTTTCTAGGAGTTCGTCGTCAACCCCAGTCTTGCAATACTTCGCAAGAAAAATAGCCGCCGACTTTCTGCTGTTCCGCATCTCCTGCATGATCTTAGCTAGTTCGGGAGGGATAGTGGCGTCTTCAGAGTAGAGAATGGACAGAGCATCCTTCAGTTTCATTTGTTTTCCTTATAAATGCGGATGGCGAAGTCTCCAACGAGTAGGGAAAGCATATATTCCTCAACGAGGCACGACATTGATAGTAGCGTGAAATGAGGATACAAAGAGAGGACCACCGAAGTGGTCCTCTCATTTGCTAGGATCCCGATAGGGAGCCCGTAACTGTTTCCACACTTGGTGGATCAGATTTACTTATTCATGTGCTCAGCAAGGTATTTAGCGAGACGAGCCTTGCGGTTGACATAGGCCTGAGACTCTTTGAGGGCGGGCTTCACCGCCTTCTTCGACTCTTTGATGCCGGTAGCGGACTGGTTCTGCTCACCGGATTTTAGGTCAGTGGGCTTCTTCTCTTTCTGAGGTTCGCCGACTGCGGGAAACTCCTTGGCATTCTCCAAGCTATCCTTGGGGTCTGCGAGATCCTCACCAGGGACGGGATTCTTCTCAACGGTGTCTTCGAGAGTATCCACCGCGTCCTCGGCACTCTCTTTCAAAGCAGCAGCACGACGAGCGCGAGACTCAGCAAGGTGCTTACGGATCAGTTGCAGACGAGCTTCACGGAGCTTCTTGGAATCAGTAACGGGCTTCTCACCCTTACCGGGGCTCATGTCAGCAGGCTTGCGACCCTTGAGGAGTTGCTTTGGCTTTTCGGCGCCAAGGGGACCACCGCATTCCCTGCAAAGCCCCTCTGCCATCGCCCGGCGGCGCTCGGCAAAACGCTGACGACGAGATTCCATCATCCGCTCCTGCTGTCTACGCTCTAGCCACTGCTCGCGGGACTCACGCACGGGTCCACGAGACTCACGCATCTCAGCGAGACGTGCGGCTCTGGCTTCACGGAGACGATCCCTACGAGCTTCCTCGCGAAGCTGCTTTGCCTTGGCTTCGTAGATCCTGGCTTTCCTCTCACTCAAGGAAGCGCGCCTACGACCCTCGTGGTAGGGAATGGGTCCGTCTTTCTTCCCCCTGACTGCGTCCTCCATCTTGCCTCCGGCGTTGCCATCGCCCTTGTAAGACATGGAATCGGCGGCGCCGTAGCCACGAGCCTTGGCGTTAAAGGGATCCTTCTCTTCCTTGCGAAGCTTCTTTTTACTGGCTTCTGCTAGGAGGTGACGACGACGCGCTTCGAGGAGGCGCTGACGACGGGCCTTGCTCTCTCTCAGCATCTCCGGATTCATACGAATAAGTTTCATGTTGTTCTCCATTAGAGTCTGTTACTGTCTCGTCATCCCAGAGACTCTTCTCCGGGCTGCCTACTTGCCTACCATCGTATATTCTTTTTTCATCCTCCATCAGGTTTTGGCGGTGGAACGGGATCGGACGAAGACGGCGCATAGTCCGTCTTGTAGAAGCCTGCCCCGTTGAATTTAAGGGACGGGACGGAGAAAACCTTATTCACGTTTCCCCCACACTTAGGGCACTCTCCAACAGGAGGAGAGGAAAGGGTTTGCAACTTTTCGAACTTGTTATTGCAGTCTACACAAAGATACTCGTAGATGGGCATGTGCATCTCCTCTTCACTACATCGGCAAACTATCCACAAAGGCGCTATAATCCTCTGCGTTTTTGAACGCCATTTTCCAAGCCGCTTCTAACCTATCCTTCGGGACTAGGGTCACATAGAACATGTAGTCGAAGATGACAGGCTTGATTAAGTTGGCGTTGTCGAACTTGTGGATTTCTATATGCTCTGTTCTCTTTATCATCCTCAGATGTTTTCCCAAGGACTTGATCACCTTTTTAGTATCCAGAGAGTCCGAGTAGACGAGATTTCCGAATTTATTGAACACGGACTCTATATAGTCCTCACCCTCTAACTCGGCGTCCCCCTCTGCCTCAGTAAGGAACATCCTGTTCTCGGACAAGTACTCATGCGGATCTGCGGGACGGGTGGTTATCTCTTGTGAGGGATGTTCGACGTCGTAGAATTCTTGAGAGATGGCGAGAGGGAAGGCGTAGATGGCGAAGCCGTGTATCTGCTCCAGGTCGTCTACCTTACGCGTGTCTATTTCTATGGACGCCCCCACGGAATTGTAGTCATCGGGGTCAGGCTCTGATACGAACTCTTCTGGAAGATAGTGGTACACCTGAGCCACGAATTGTTCTATGGACTTAGTAGGATCCTTAGTCAATATAACCTTACCCGCGTTCGGGATCGTCTCCTCCTCAGGAACGGTAACTACCTCCAGGTTGATGTCCTTCACGAAGTAGTCTCCAGGAACTCCTCTAGAAGCAAACCCAAAAGTGCCTACGAAGAAGGCAGCGTGTTCAAATTTCCCGTTGACGAACTCCACGAGAACGACGGAGGGGTCTCTAGACATATCGGAGCCTAGAGCATGCAAGAACGTGGTCGTGTCCTCTCTCCCGATCTCCAAGAAATAGTCCCAGTCGTTTCGTAGGCCCAGCCCCGAAGAGCCGAAGACATTCATAACGACCTTCGCCATATCCATTGAGGAGTGGGAGAGGTTGGAACGGAAGTAAGCGGAAACGGCTTCTCCCGTGGCCCTAATCGCCCCCACGACTTTATTATTGACGTCTGGACGGAGCGGCTGTAGTTGGCGAACGATAGGCATTACGCTTCTCCCTTTTCATCAGAGATACTCTTCTCAGGTCGCCCCCAGGTCTTTGAGAGTTTGCCCATGAAATACTTGAAGACGTTCTTCAGCACTTCAGAGAATTCTACGTCGTCAGACTCTAAGTTGGGGAGGGTAACTTCGGGGTCGAGTAGCTGTTTTGTGTTGAGGACGTTACCGGCTTGCTTCGCCGGAGTTTGGATGTACCCGCCTTCTTTGAATTTCTGATACAATGCGGGTTTATGCTCCTTCACAACGTCGTTGAACAGAGTCTCTACGATGAGAGAGTAGATTTCATCGGTGGAATACTCTCGCCCACTAGCAGGAATGAACTCAGTAAAGACGTAGTCAGCGGCTTTACTTATGCGAGTCTCAGTCACGTAAGACTGTATCACCCACTTGAAATAGGATCCGATATTAGACCCGCGATCAACGTCTCGTCTGCTCTTCAGTGTTTCAGTGAACTCCGGGTCTACTAGCTTGGTGAAGATGACCTCACCGTCAGGACTTTGGGAATAGTGCTTGAGAACGATTCCTTCTACGTTCTCGCCCAGCATCGGCTTGACGGCGGGGTTGAGCATACCCAGTATGTATTCGGTGAATGAGCCAGTCCCAAATAGCTTCTCTCGCCTTTCTTCTACCGGAGTAGAGAGGAAAGAGAGAATGGATGCCTTCTGCTCATCTGAGAGCCTGCCGCGGAAGATGAGGCTGATGGGCTCTGACTCTAGTAAAGTCGCTACTTCATTGATGGTGTCAAGGTCTTGATAGGCGCCACTGAACCTGACGTCGAAGACAACGAAGTTTCCCTTTGGAATACGTTTGTATAATATCTGGTTTTGTGTGGTGGATATCAACATCTCGCCGATGACCTGCGAATCATTAGGAAGAAAGTCGAAGTTGTTCGTATTCTCTCGTATCGCTTCTAGTCTGGAAACGAGAATGTCCCAAGACCCGGAGAGCATCATCGGCTTTGTGAGGAAAAAGTTCTTGGTACGATACCGAACCACCCCTCCCTCGTCTTTGATGATGCCGAACTGCTGCCCATCTACTTTTTCAGATACCCATACCTCTTCATTGAGGAGGACATCTAAGGCTTCTTTGCCTGATTTTGTTTCCAGCATGTCCGAAGCATGTTCGATACTAAAGTACTTCTGGGTTGAATCTGATATTCGTCCGACGATATCGCCCTCTAGCGCCCGCGGGTCATCAAGCTTCGCACTCACGCCTGAGACCTTACTCCCTATTACTTTCTGGATGTATTTTGCGAGTTCTCTTGTTCTTTCAGGACTAAAACTATCCTTGGGCTTAGAAATTTCTGCAAGGGTATCATCGGAGTAATCGGTTTCGAATATCGCACTCAACACCGCCGCCGAATCCTCCAAGTACGAGAGGACGTCCATGTCGCGCTCATTCAAACACACGCGCCGCAAAGACTGTGAGAAGGCGGAGTAGGGAATAGTTCTCTCTTGCAAACAGGCTACTATTGCGGATAAAAGCTTTTGTGGAGATTCCAATGCCTCGCCGTCATCGGGCAAAGACAATATAGTCATCGTCTCGTCCAGGCTCTCAGTGAGAGATTGGGAGCTTACCCGCTCCCCCTCACCATCGTACCAGACCTCACAAAGCCCCTGAGATTGGGAGTAGCCGAGGGAGATGACGGCTCTATTGCCGAAGTCGTCGCAGACCTCGTCTAAAACGCAAGCCCCCGCCACCGCATCTAGAAGCCTGGAGGATACTAGACTCCCCGAAACCGGGACCCCACCCTCCGTCAATAAGTCTGCATAGTCTGTTCCCATTATGGCAGCGAACCGCTCCTTGGTCTTGTCACAGTCAAGTGGTGAAGGACCGGAAGGTCTCCCAGCAGATATGCACTCTCGCTCAAGGTGATCTATAAAGACTTCAACGAAGGTCGGCACCTCTGACTCTGAAAGAGATTTTACATATTCGGCAATAAGGCCCAAGACCTCATCTGGGCCAGCCACGCTCGACAGATTGATATCCCTACGGAGCACGGTTGATAGCACTGACAGCGGATTTCGGTTCACTAGCTCTTTGCCGCGCGGACGCCAAACCGGATTTCCAGTTCGAGTGATGCCAAACTCTTCTTTTTTCTTATAGACGCCACGAGCAGGGCGATAAGATAGCCTCTCACGGTTCTTGTCTTCAGACCTTAGCATTATAGAGCCGAGAAAACACCGCAAAAGCAAGTTCCTCTGTGAAGATGCTTTCTCCCAGTCCTCATTAGGCGGGATATGACCGTAGAAGAAGTCAAACCCTACCTCCTTCGGAGCGATAAAGAGATCGACCTGCACTCTCTTCTTCGTCTTCCTACCCTCAGAATTGTAAATAGGAACTTGCATACTCACAAACCCTAGAGCAGTGGAAGCTCTGGTTTTGTACACTCCCTTTTCGTGCTTGAGCGACTCCGCAAATTCTTTGATTCTGTCACTGATGTCTTCGTCGAAGTCTTCTTCTGTTAAGTCAGGAAACAGTATCTCGGGAGGCACGAGGAGGTCCAGGTCCCCCGAATCAGGCTTCTTCCCCGCACTTCCGAGCAGAGTCAGGTCTTGTTCAGATATCCCATAGTTGGCTAAGACATTAGACAAAAGAGCTATGAGCGTCGGATGAATACAGTCCTTTGGGATACGAGACGATCCCTCAAACTGGTGTCCACCTTCTGTCAAAACCAAGTCTACAGTCACTCTCTGCCCCTTAAGACGGCTGTTCGCACGAAATGTCTATCCCCCCCAAGAGGGTTTCAAAGTCGGCGCCCCCCGATCCCGGCTTGACTCGAAATATCGGTGGTGCCATCTTCAAGGCTTCGTTAATAGCGTCAACTGCTGATACGACTGGAGTACCGAACACTCTCCCGTACTTGGACTTTAGGTGTCTGATACCAGCTTCAGTGAGGGAGACTCTCTTTGTATTAGCGTCAAACACGAGCATGCCCTCATTAAGGGCTCGCCTGATGACGTCCCTAGCTTCTACTATGCTATTGCTATTGCTATTGTTTTTGCTGGAGTCTACAGATTGACGGACGCTGCCGCCCTCATCGTGCTTCATCATCTTTCTCTCCTAAAGGATAATTTCTTCTTGCTCGTGTATATTCTTGAAGACGGAGAGACGGGGTCATTCCCCTCCTGATCTCACCCAGGGTCCCTGGGTCCTGATCCCTGGGTCCTGATCCCTGGGTCCTGATCCCTGGGTCCTGATCCCTGGGTCCTGATCCCTGGGTCCTGATCTGATCATTATATTCCAGGACTGGTGACTCGAAACGATATAATACCCGTTATAGCGAAAAATGCCTCGCGTTTTTTCCTCAATGAAAATAAGTGATTTTGAAAACTGCATTCTTTTACCAGGCAGATATGCTGCCCCTGTTTTTGACAGAAATATTCGAAATCACAGGCTTCTCCGCTATAATCTTCTCAAGGTCTAATAAGGAGACTTGAATGCAGCCCTTCAAAAAGTGGAATCTCACCCCAGGATCTAAAAGTTCCGGTAGACCCAGGAAACCAAAAGAGCATAATTTCAACAGGTCCGACCTTTTCCCACCTGACGCAAAAGTAACTCTAGTCATAGACGGCTCCAACCATTTTGTTCGTAACTGCTCTATTCCCAATCTCTCCCTCCTCACTAATCCAGCAGGACAAAAAACTGGAGGTATCTATGGGACCCTCAAATCTATTGTCTCTGAGATCAGGTTGTGGCGTCCCTCAACCATATATTTCGTGTTGGACAAGAGTGGTAGCCATCGTAAGAAAGGGATCCTCCCTGAGTACAAAGCGGGAAGAGGCGGAGGATTACAGACCCAACTCACAGACAACTTAGACGACGCCGGAGACGCTATCCAAGCCGAGATCATGGAGCAGCGACAAGAAGCTGAAGCCAGGCAACGTCAACTAGATGTTCTAGAAAAGCTACTTCCCAATATCGGTATCAGGTTTGTATCTGTCTCAGGCGTCGAAGCTGACGATCTCATCGGCGCGATAGCCTCCATACATCCTCACAGCGTCGTCTCCTCCACGGACACTGACTTCATTCAACTCCACGACGGTGTGAGTTGTGTGGTTTATAATCCAGCCACTGGCCGTATCCGTACCGTCGAAGATTTTGGTGTCATCGGTCGTTCCTACGCAATATTGAAGTCCGTCATCGGAGACCCCACAGATAACATCAGAGGCTTAGAACGGGTGGGCTGGAAGACAATCATCAAGTGGTGTGACGGTTCATATCCCAACTCTCTAGAGGAGTTAAAACAGCAGGCCCAATCTAAGCCGGATAAGCTCGGACAAAAGATCCTAGACAACTGGGAGATGGTAGAAAGGAATTTTTCCTTAATCAGCCTCCACCCAGACGTGACGATGGTGTACCCTCACCTGCTTCTCAAAATTAAAGCCTGGACCCAGAATCGCCCTCGCTTCTCGCTAAAAGATGCACTAACGATTCTGAAGCCTGAGAACATCGGCATGCAGATACTAACTGAAGCAATGGCTGTACTCACTAACTTGAAATAGGAGGTCGCCTTTGAGCGATGACTTCGTCCTTCCCAGCCTACGTTTATCTAGTTTTCTTCCAATCATAGCCTCAGACGAGATTAGGAATATGACCGTCGAAGCCTTCAAGCAATCTCCGGATTACTTCTGGACTCTCCCTTGTTCAGTTTCTGGTAAGTATCACGGAGGTGAGTCATTAGTAGACCACGTTGCGACGTGCTGCCTCGTCCTTACGAAGTCTGTCTGGCAGCAAGTCGGAAATTTATGGAATCCCACCACCAAAGACCTTACCCTGTCAGCGATGCTGCTCCATGATTGTTGGCGTTGCGGCTACCCTGGCAAGGAGCGTCGGTACAACGGTAACATTGGTACTGACTCAAAGCACCCGGAAATTGGCGCCGAGATGCTCCGTGGGATATGGGGACCAGGTGAGCATGCAGATCGAATCGCTGAGATGGTGGAGTGGCATTACGGACCCTGGGGTATCCATAAAACCGAGTTCCTTTCTGATCAGCGCCCCTTGCCGTGGTGGGATCCTCGGATCATGATACACACTATCGACGCACACAACGCCTGGAATTCGCAATACATCAAAGCCAACTCCGCTAACTAAGGTAGTCGTTCTATCTCACTTGCGTCTAAGGAGAGTTCGTGAGGATATTGTATTTCACGGATATGCACGGAAACGTCAAAGCCTTTAACCACATGCTTCCTCGTGGCGTCCCCGCTAGACACGAAGAGTTTGTCAATACCTTCACCTGGTTGAAACAGATGAAGGAGAAGCACAACTGCTCTAGGTGTGTTTTCGGCGGCGACCTCTTTGACAGCGTCTGTGATCTGAAGATGCCATACTTCAACATGATGCACCGGGGGATGTGGAGTCTGGATTGCTCTATGGACCTGATAGACGGGAACCATGACAAGTACGACGCCATCTACAAAGCCATAGATCCGTTCAAACCATTCGCAAGAGTCCACTCCGTCCCTGAAGCCTACTACGATCCCAGCATGGGCCATAAACTTGTTTTCCTCCCCTTCCAAAGAGATCCTGAAGTGGCAACGAGTTGGGTGAATGAGTTGACTAAGGAAGAAGTCCCGACGCTGGTCTTCATTCATCAAGGCATTCAAGGTTACGTTATAGACGATTGCGCCATCAACAAATCCGTGTTTGCGAAGCCACATATCAAGAAAGTTTTTGGTGGGCATTACCACTTTCGCATAGAGACCGGCATAGTCTCTGGGCCTAAGAAGATCATCTACCCAGGGTCCGTGGTGTCCTTGCATTTTGACGACAGTTTCACTGGAAAGTACTGCGTTATCTACGACACAGATACGGACGAGTTGATATGGGAGGAGAATCCCTCCACGAGCTTCTTCATACAGATGCCGCAAAAACAGGTCCTAGAATCTATGGAACAACTGGAAGGCTTGACCTCTGTAAGCTTCATCCGAATCCTCAAAACGAAAGATGAAGAACTGTCCGTGCCTATGTCTTTCCTCTTGAAGTTCAGAGGCTACGACATCGGTGAGGAAAAGATCGACCCAGACGCTAAATTTAAGAATGAGCAACAGGAGCAGAGCGAGTTCGACTACGCCTCACACCTGAAGGAGATGTCTAAGACCGCCAGCGGAGACCTCTCCTACGATCTCACCCACGAACAGTATAAGACCCTCGTACTGAACGGGAACGAAGACGGAACGTTAGTGGAACGAGCCACCCAGGAAAAGCTAGACGAAGTCCTGCAAAGCACGTACTTACTGGGAAAAACCTGATAGGGGTGTGTCTTGTATACAGTGCAGAGCCTCAAAGCGAAGAATCTTTTCTCATATCACGACATAGATCTGGACTTCTCCGGAAAAGCAGTGATACTCATTGAGGCCGAAGCGTCCAGCATTATGACCACCACGCAGAAGTCTAATGGGTTTGGAAAATCAACCATAGTAGAGGCGATCAGCTACGCCCTCTATGGGAAATTCCTCCGAAGCCTAGGCGTCCGAATTGCCCCGATAGACATCATCACAGACGGGGAAAAGAAGATGGAGGTCGAAGTCTGCCTCGTGAAAGAGGAAGACCAAAACGTCTCCATTCGCATCCACAGGAGCCTTGATCAGAGCGGGGCTAAGGAAGTTTCCATGACGGTCAATGGCGTAGAGAGAAAGTTTGACAAGAAGAAAGACATGGATAAAGCCATCGAAGAATGGCTAGGCATAGACTTTGACATGATCCTCCGTAGGTTCTTGACTCCAGAGAACACTTCCTTTATCTCGTTGTCGCCCTCGTCTCGGTTCAAGAGCATAGACTCCCTCATGTCTTTCAATTGGGATAGGGTCTACGTTGACGCAGCAAACAATATCAAGACGATCAAGGGAGTCCTAGATGGGGCCAAGAAAGAGATGCAATCTCTTGAGGTAGAGAAGGCTCGTCTAGAGGGGGAGAAGAACATGCTCTCCTACCAGGAGAACGTGCGACAACAGAAATTAACAGACATAGAGAAAAAGATAACCGAACTGGCGGTGAAGTGCAACGACCTCAAAGCCATTTTGGACCCTCTCGTTGCCTCCTGCGAGGAAGTGGAAAAGACTTTGGAAGCGGTGCGTAAGAAATATGATACGCATCGGGTGCTGAAGGATAGGGTCCAGCAGAAGGTAAGGGATCTGCAAAATGCAGATCCAGAGAAAGATATTCGCAAGCGATTCAACGCTGTCGGCAATATCAACTGTCCCCACTGTAAGAAAGATATCGGCACAGAAGACTTGGTACAGCATATGGCCGCAGACAAGAAAAAGGAAATTGCCGATCTCCTCTTCGCCCTTTCAGAGGAAGTGAAAACCGTCTGCGACGCATTCGATGCTTCTGAGATGCTGCTGAGAAAGAGTCAGACCCTCCTCAAAGAAGAAGAGGGAAAGAAGTCTAAGGCCCAGAACGATTTCAATATTCGCAAGGCTGAACTTGGAATCCTCATCAAGGAAAAGAACGCCATCGCCAAAGAGATCGCCAACGCCCAAGCCGATGCTCGAAAGCTGGAAGAGACTACGGCGCGGTTAGCGGATATGGGAGAAAGACGTGATACCCTCAAGGTAGAAGTCACAAACTACGAGAAGAGCCACGCCGCTTACCAAGTCGTTAGGAACGCCTCGCAAGCGTCTTCTCCGGCCAGACTCAACTCGGTGGCTCTCCTCTTGCCTGTCCTTTCTTACGGCGTCACCACTCTCATTTCGCACTTGTTCTCCCGCTCAATTCCTGTTGCTTTTGAAATTCAGAATGACCAGCTTTGGGTAGAGGCCCCTGCTCTCCACATTCCGACCATGTCCACCGGCGAGAAACGAAGCTTCGACATCGCCGTCTCCCTCACTATACAAAATCTTGCGCTGCAATCTAGCCGAAATCAAATCGGCTTCTTCATCGGGGACGAACTCTTCGATGGTTTAGACGCAGACAGAATAAATCTCTCCATCGATCTAATCAAAGCGCAGAAGATACCTCAGATCATCCTCATCACCCACAACGACAAGGCGAGGGACGTCATAGAAATGATACCCGAAGTTCACGTCCTGCGGGTGACTAACGACAATGGAATATCCAGCGCGAGGTTCGCAGAAGTAAGAGAGGAAGCGGATGACCAACGCCCCCAGTAGTACCTGGCCCTATGGGATGCCCTTGTTTCAAGTCGTTTTGTGCGGCGAAGAACTAGCGGGAAAAAGCCACGCCGTCTCCCACCTAGAAAAAGTCTTTGTAGGAGAGGGATTCCGAGTCTTTAAGGTGAAGGAGGGTGCCTCCGATTTTATCTTGGACAGTGAAACCGATTCTTACGATGCCTTTGCAAAAAAGTCTCCATTGGAGCGCAGGGACGCCCAGTTTAAGGCTCTACAGCATAGGATAGAAGAAGAGGGCATCGTTCTCAAAGAGGCGTTAGAGCAAACGATGACCGGGAACAAAGCCGTTATGATCGTCGACCGCCCCTGGTGGGATCCGTATTACTACATGCTGAAGAGGACTGCCAATGATAAAGGCGTAGTAAAGGAGTATTCTTGGGACTCTATTTTTGCCGATATTATGCTAAGAGGGAGAATGGTCTTCTACCCTTATGGGGTAGTTCCACTTTACGTACACCTCGCCCCCTTAGACCACTCCATCACCAAAGGCGCAGACGACTCAAATCTTCGTCCATCAAAAGCACTAGGTAATACCCCGTCTACATTGCGATATCGCCTGCAATCCTATGTGGACTATCACCTCTTTTTCTTCTTCGTGAAGTCTATGATCGTTCACCACAAAGCCGTGATGACCACCGCCGTAGAGAACGAGAGGGAGACGATAGTGATCCCACCCAACTATCGGGATAGAGTACTGGGGGTCGCCAAAGAACTTTCCGCTACAGTGGATTGGTCCGGTCTCCCTGTAGTGGAAAGATTGGCTCGGGAAGAGGTGATCAAGACATTCAACGAAGCCTCAGTCTATGCCATGTTAGAATCAGATCCAGAGGTACAAAAAGGCGGGGCGAATGTCTTTGATGTGGCCGCGACAAAAGAATGGGCGTTGATGGACTCTTCCATGACCCTTTCCGTGTTAAAACAAGTACTGGACGTAACCAACTTAGGCTGGCTTCCCAAGAAAGAATCTGACACACTCATACGGGATCTCACGAGCCAGATCTTTGTAAAAGACGTCCAGAAACGGGATAAGTTTTTGGATGGGTGTGTGGGAAGCATCATTAGACAGTATGCACACATCCTCTCGCAAATGGAAGAGAGTGAGAAAGAAGAGAAGCTGCTATCTGTACTAAAAAACAATTACGGTGTCCCAGGCAGTAAGGGCCCATTCTTCGTCAACTAGCCGAAAATGTCCGGTGTTTCACGCTATATAAATCTGGGGACGATAAATATCCCCTTGCTCTTTGAAACTTAGATGCCCGATGGTGATAGATGGGAAGTTCATCGCCTATCAAGCGGGGAGTGTGGGTTCGATTCCCACCTTCGATTACCTGGTTCGTCCAGGCTCGGAGTAGTGTAACGGCAGCACACCTAAAACAATTTCCTGTCGCGTGTTCCTCGGTCATCTTAGTCTATCTGTTTCCGGTGGTGATTAGGTATGGGGTACTTCGCTAATGGATAGCAGCCCTCTAATCAAGGACAATCGTGGGTTCAATTCCCACAAGTAACACACCCCTCCTTCCAGTTCCCCGGTAACTCTTAAAATCGCCCCCATGGGGGCATTTTCATTTTGGGGGCATTTCAAAGTCTTTCCGGTTGGGCGTTTCAGAAGACCCCCGGAATTTGTTCCGGTTTCACGCTATATAAATAGAACCGATGGTGATCGGACGGATACTTCTTGAAAAAGTGCTCCCGTCCAACAATGTTCCTCGGTCAAAAAGCAGGCGTGGTGATAGAGTCAGATACTTCACCCTCCCTTAATCGGAAGATCAAAAAGAGCTGACTCGCTAGTTCCCGCCAACTATGCTTTCCCTGACCAGAGGGCCATAACGGCTCCCTGGTTTTCCGTTTTACTGGCCCAACTTTGAATAGGAGGTGGCCAATGTCGAAGACGAATGGTACTAAGCCCAAGACCGGAATGAAGACGACCGCGTGGCCGCAGGTTGCGAACCCGATGACTTATGGCGGAACGCCCTCGCCCAAGGCACCCAACGCAGAGTTCATGCTGCGTAGGTCTCTACTGTCCACCCTGCTTTGGGAGGGACAATTCTACGAGGACGGCGAGTCCATCGCGGAGCGCATTCGCAGGAACGTGGCGAATGTGGATCCGAACAAGGTCGCTTCTCTTGTGGAAGAGGCTCGCTCAAAGTACAAGCTCAGGCATGCCCCACTTCTGGTCGTGCGCGAGATGTCTCGTCTGCCGAAGCACAAGGCGTTTGTTGCTGACGCACTGGAGAAGGTCATCCAGCGTCCCGACGAGATGGCAGAATTTCTCGCCATCTACTGGTCCGAAGGAAAATGCCCCCTTTCTTCTCAGGTTAAGAAGGGTCTTTCTCGCGCGTTTAACAAGTTCAGTGATTACCAGTTGGCGAAATACAAAAACGGCTAACCGGAGAATATATGTTTGATGGCTAATCGACGAGTTTCCTTAGACAAAGAAAGAGTGATTCGTTTATACTTCGATGAGGGATTAAGTTTTGCCCAAATCGGAGAAATCCTTGGAACGAACCACGGAACCATCGCAAACAGGTTTAGGGAATGGGGTCTCATTCCGAGAAAGCCGTCAGACAGTAACAAGGGAAAACCTCTCACAGAGGAACACAGGCGTAGGATAGGAAATGCCAATAGAGGAAAGCACCTTTCAGAAGACACGAAGAAAAAACTATCCGAAGCAAGGGAGGGCAAGCCTTCACCTTTCAAAGGATTACGAAAGTCAACTAACCCGGACATAGTAACCTGGGGAGTATCCGGTGAAGCGCATTGGGCATGGAAAGGCGGAATAAGCAAGATTGCAAATCGTCTTCGGCAAACCTCAGAATACAAGGCATGGAGAGATGCCGTTTTCGCTAGAGACGATTTTACTTGTCAATTTTGCGGAGAACGAGAAAAGAACCTGAGAGCGCACCATCTGATTCTTTTCTCTGTAGTATTGGATTTAGAGGAGAAGGACGATCTCCTCTTCGCAGTAGAAAATGGGTTGACACTTTGCGCTGCGTGTCACAACGACTTACACTTTGGAGGTTAAAATGCAGAACCAGGCAAGAAACACGACCGAAATGAACACCACAAGAATCTCTCTCCGGGACATCCTCTTCCTCACTCACGCCAAGCCCCAGGACCTTACGGCTACGGGCGCGAAGAAGAAGTTCACCAAGGACGAGCGCCAGAAGGGCATCCGTAGGAAGCTGACGGCGCAGGAGAAGCTGTGGAAGTCCCTCGTCGAAGGTACTCTCGAAGTCCCCGACACCTGGGAAACGCAACTCTCGGCTGGTGCAGACAAGAAGGAGACCTTCACTCGTCTCCTGAAGGAGAACAAGCTCGGTGCCCTTGCTCTCATCCGTAACCTCCGTAACATGACGAAGTCCGGTGTGGACAAGGATATCATCAAGTCCGGCATCAAGACGATGAAGGTTGAGCGTGTACTCCCGTTCCGCTTCATCACTGCGGCCAAGTACGCACCGCAGTTTGAGAAGGAACTAGAAGATGCCATGTTCCGTTGCCTCGATGGCGTTGAGAAGCTGCAGGGAAAGACGGTCCTCATGATCGACGTCTCTGGCTCTATGAACGGCGGCATTGGGGGAAAGTCCGAACTCAGCCGGATCGACGCAGCTGCTGCCCTCGCAATCCTCGCCCGCGAAATGTGTGAGGATGTGGTCATCTACTGCACCGCCGGTAACGACGGTTGTAAGGTCCACGCTACTGAAGTCATCCCGAGCCGTAGGGGATTCGCTCTGGCAGAAGCGGTTCGTAACTCCGCTAATCGTCTCGGTGGCGGGGGCATCTTCCTCCAGCAGTGTCTAGACTATGCTTACGAGCATGAGAAGAGGGCTGACCGCATCATCGTCTTCACCGACGAGCAAGACTGCTCCGGATACGATGCCAAGCTGGCTCCGGACAAGGCCAAAGCTTTTGGAGACACAGGGAACTACATCGTGAACGTCTCCTCCTCCGCGAACGGGATCGGCTACAAGAAGTTCACACACGTAAACGGTTTTTCAGAAGCCACTCTCCAATTCATCTCCGCACTAGAGAGCGAGTCTAGCCAGCAATAACCGTCACCAGCCTACGCTATAAAGGGAGGGGGAACCCTCCCTTTTTCTTTTCTTAGAATATACTCGTAGAGGAGAACGAGAATGCCGACGAAGAAAGCCCTTAAAGAGAAAGCCAAACAGGTTCAGAGAGAGTCTGTGAGTATGTCCAGGGTCTGCGACTTCCTCGGGAAGAAATGTAGCGGCCCCGTTCAATTCTATCTTAGGGAGAACAACACCACCGGCATTCGCGTCTTACTAGAAGCCGACGGGACAGCGCCACCACCACAGTCTTCTTCAGATCCAGAGTTCAGCGTTGTCAAAGAGAAGGACATTGCCTACTCTCTCCTCCCTCCCAGTAAACTCAAGATCCTGACGAAGATAGACTTGGATATCTCGCAATTAGAGATAGTCTCCTCCTCCGGTACGACTGAGACCTTCCCCATCCAGAAACAATCCTCAGATTCCACCATGTACTACAAGAACTACCAGACAAAAGGAAACGAAGTATCTCCGAGGTGGATATACACGGTGGACATGTCCAAGAGCGAAGAAGGTAACGCACCTGCCAATGCCAACGACGAGAATCTGATAGAAGCCTTGGTAAACGCCTTCGTCCTCGCTATATTAAGTGACAGGAAAGAGAACCCTGATGTGAGCGCAGACCCCGCTACGGGTGGAGCCTCTCAGGGTAACGGCGTAGAAGGCAATGCAGGCGCAGATGTATTGGGACCATTAGGCCAAACCTAATCCCACCACTCGCCTCAGGTGATACGGGACCTACCCCGAAGCCTTCGAGTTGCCGTCCCTCCTCCTCCATAGTCTTGGGGTGATCTGTTGAACGAAGAAGAGATTAGAAAAAAACTGCATAATCTAGAACCCACTACAGACTGGACCGCTGCTTCTGTACAGGAAGTATCGACTGCTCCGTACGGATTAGACGACCGCGGTGGGGGTTGGGTTGTTCGGTGGCCAAAAGACGAATCTAATTTAGACGACTTTCTTATCAACCTCGCCAAAACGAGTTGGTCTCTGTGTATCCCGCCAGTGTCAGAGTTACCCGCCATTCTTGAGCGAGCTAGGACCGAGAAGGTATCTTTCGATATAGAGACAAACAGCCTCAACCCGTATCGTCCTGGGACGGAAGTTATCTGTTTTTCGTTGGGGTTCGACGACAAAGCCTATTCCATTCCGACGAAGCCCCCATTCACGGACCCCGACACGGCGAAGATCTACGAAAACTTCATGATCGAGATTGTAAAATCGGCCGCATATCTCATCATGCACTTCGGCGTGTTTGATGTGAGTTTCGTCTGCCATAAGTATCCAGAAGAACTTGACTTTGAAAAAATCGCTTATAAATTTGATACAATGACTGGTGCCCACGTTCTCACTGGGGCCGGATTGCGCGAATACAATCTCCAGTACGTGTCCAACTACTTCTGCAAGGCACCGATATGGAAAGGTGGGCCTTCTGACTGGTTGGCCCAAAACTACCGGCTTAAGCAGGACCGTACCTACGACAAAGTCCCCCCTTATATCTTGCTTCCATACGCGAAGACGGACGCATGGTGGACTAGAAAAGATGCGTCCGTAATAACTGAAGGATTGGAGAAGCAAAATCTTACTCAGACCTACAGGAACGTCCACGACAGGATCGGATACCTGTGTCTGCTCATGCACATCACCGGACTCTACACAGATAAGTTCATGATAGATTATCTTGAGAGCATATACTCCGAGAAGAAAGTTCACACCAAGGGCGTATTCAAGGATATCGTCAGAGATAGGGCATCCCTCTTCTTCGTTACTGAAGACTTTGAGAAAGAGATGACACAGGAGATGCAGGAAGCGGTTGATGAGTTCGTTCACGAGATTAACTTAGATAGCCCCAAGCAGATGTCTAAGTTCTTGTTTGAAGTACTGGGGTTGCCCATCCTAGAAAGGACGAAGCTGACACAGGAGCCGAAGACGGGGGTAAAGATTCTGACTAGGGTGGCTTCGTTCGATCCAGAAATATTTGCGGCACTGTTCACGTATAAGAAGTGGAGCAAGTACATCGGCTACCTCAAAAACTACGTCACTTACTCTAGCCAAGTCGCCGGCCTCAATACCTCTCCCAAGCGAATCTGCGCCCACTCTACTTTCAGCCCCATCGGGACGAAGACGGGGAGGCTCTCCTCCGTGAAGCCAAATGCTCAAAACATCAACTTAGGCTCGGGGTTGAAAGCGGTGTTCTGCTGTCCAGATCGTGCGGAGATGGTGAACGATATCTACGACGAGCTCCGAAAGCGCGGTATGTCTACCGGCATCTGCGAAGCTCACTTCGTAGACGTCCCCTTATACGAAGATCTTCCGGATGAAGAAGTCGACGACGAAGAAGAGGACGAGGAGATAGTAGAATGAGTCCAGCCAAAAGCGGTTTCCAAATCAATATGCTCCGACAACTCGTGGAGTACTTCGAGAAGAACCCGAGTAAGACCGCTTTAGACTACTCCAAGTCTAGGCACATCCAACTGGAACTCGTAGAGGGGATGTGCAAGGAGTTGATCCAGCAGGGGGTGTTGTCCAAATCGGTTCTAGGAGAAAAAGATGAAGAAAAGTAAGGATTTTCGTCATGTCACAGACGATCTTCAGTTGAGTGTTGTCAGCCTCGTAGACAACGCCGAACCCGAGAGTAGGATCAAGCCGGAGAATGTAGTGCAGAAGCTGGAGCCGAGGCGAGGAGCCATAGCTACTTGTTCCATAGGGAGTCTCGGACTCATCCTCAGGGAGGCTCCGGAAGATATTACTTACCCAGACGGGAACAAGGGCAAGGCGTGGACAGGAATCTACCTCGCGGACCGCACCGTGCATTGGCACTTCGGCCCTAAGCAGGGACAGGACGAGTTCATCACCGCGGGTTCGCCTTGGTCTAGTAGTAAGCCTAATGTCATCTGCTATGTCGAGGACCTTCTTCTCTTCGCCAAACACTCGCAAGTCTTTCACGCTCTCGTGGCAGACCTCAATATCAACTCGGATATGGACCTGTCTTATTTCAAACACAAACTCTACCGAGGCTATACAGTTCCCGCTAATGTAATAAAAGAGAGAGCGGAAAAGATGAACCGCACCGTAGACCTTTTGACTAAACTGTGTCATGAGATCGAGATCCTCTGTGAAGGGGAAAGTTGCAACGAGCCCGCTTGCTACTTCGAAGCGGTGCAAAACGTAGAAGAAAGAACTGGAAAAGCCTTCGTTACCAATTGGGGTAAGACGAGGGAGGAGTTAGCCACTTACGAAGAGGAGATACAAAATGCGAAGACGAACACTGTCGGAGAGATTCGCTAACCATCCTTTGATGGGAAGACGAGTGAAGAACGCAGTATTTGAGAACTGCAAACCGGAGGAAGAAAACAAGATCTCTGTCCTTCTCGATGTCCGTCAGATGCTGGACACCATCGAAGATCAGTTGGCATACCTTATAGAAGACGACCCCGAAGAAGAAGCGTGGGAAGCGGACGCCGAAGAAGCCGAAAGTGGAGATGACGACGTAACTACGGAGATTGGTGACCGTTTGACAAAACTAGAAGCCATCGTCATCGCCCAAGACAAACGTCTGGCTAGGCTGGTAGAGGAATTTCGTCGTCACACGCAGCATCCTCCGTATAAAGTCGGAGAATAGTTTTGGCTCCACGCTATATAAAGTAGTGAACATGTCGATTGGCAAACTCGTCGTTGAAGAGAACATATTCGACAGACTCAGGTTTGCCATAAGCCGCAACGCCCACCACCATTGGGGTGACAAGAGGGCAAACAGGCAAAGGCAAGTTGAGCATAGGAGGTAGTACAATGGCCAAAGCTACGCAGTCTACTCAGTCCCAAAAACCAAAAGCCTATCAATCAGGTCTCACAAAGATCCTCGCCCTCAAGAAAGAAGTGGACGAGAAGTCGGCCCGCCGCAGCGGGGGAGATAACAAGTACCTTCCCTGGTTCAAGGCAAAGCCAGGTGACAACATCCGCGTTAGGATCCTTCCTCTTCCTTTCTTGGATGTCCCCTTCATCACCGTAGCCGAGCATGGCAAGCTTCACCCCAATCAGCCCTACCGTTCCGAATGCTGCCCCAAGTCGGTGGGTGAGGGCGAATGCCCCATCTGCGATTACGCTTTCACTCAATACAAGGACGCAAAGGACCGGGACGATCAGAACGCAATGTCGTTCCTAAAAGGTCTCATGCCTAAGCAGAGAGCTTATGCCATCCTCTACAACCGCGCCACCAACCGTCTCGAGAAGTACGGCATGAGTTTGCAGATGCTCGGTCAGATCCTTTCCGAGATCGAATCCGCAGACGTTGACCCCACCGATGTCCATAACGGACGAGATGGCCGAATCAAGGTCATCCTCGGTCAGAACAATCTTCCGAATTTCAGCTTCTCCCTCTCTGAACTCTCCACCCCTCTCCTTGAAGACGAGGATGAGATCGAGAAAGTCATGACTACGGTGGAAGATCACAAGGATGAGATCCTCCGTATCCGCACCTCTCGTAACCACGCCGAACTCAAGGCTCTTCTTAACTTCGAAGAGAAAGAGGACGACGACTCGGACGAAGGTCCTGATATCACCCCGTCCGACGAAGACGCCGACGCAGAAGCCACTCGTCTCATTGCCGAGGCTACTGGCAAGAAATAATCCCACGGAATCATCACTCCACGCTATAAAGGGAGGGAGCAATCCCTCCCTTCTTTTTTGGAGAGACCCATGCCTAACATAGCCCCTCATCCAGCTAAGTACTCCAATATCTTATTGCCGATATTCAGGGAGATATTAGCCCCTTATGCGAGGGTTCTCGACCCGTTTGCCGGTACAGGCAAGCTGAAGTGGGTGAGGCCTGACGCCTATCTCCTGGAGATCGAGAGGGAGTGGGCGGCAATCGGTGGGGCAGTCATTGGAGACGCAACGTGCATGCCGTGGAAGGACGGCGCCTTCGACGCCATCTGTACGTCACCGTCCTATGGAAATAGGATGGCTGACAATTTTGTAGACCACCAAACAGATAAGAACTACAAGCGCAACACCTATCGCCATTATCTCGGACGTGAGATGAATCCCAACAATAGCGGCGGCATGAACTGGGGAAAGAAGTATAGGTCACTCCACGAAAAGGCGTGGGGAGAGTGTTTCCGCGTCCTCCGTCCGAAGGGGGTACTCGTTCTGAACATCAGCGACCACATCCGCAAAGGGAAAATAGTTCCCGTGAGCGCATGGCACCTGGCGACTCTCATGAGACTCGGCTTCGTTCTAATAGATAGAAAACAGGTTACTACGCGGCGAAATAAGATGGGACGGAACGGGCAGATCCGGGTAGATTACGAGCAAGTATTCACTTTCATGAGAGAGTGAGCAGAACGAATGCTACACATAGAAAGCGAGGAAAAGAATGGGTGGAACCAGTAGTAGTAGAAAGGGGAAGAAGGGAGAACGAGGGTTAGCGGAAACCCTCACCGAAGTCATTGGCGTCCAATTTCGACGCGTTCCCCATAGTGGGTCCCTTCGCGTGCACCTAGACGCTAAGTTCTCCGACTTCACCAAGAGGGCGCTCTCCGGTGATATCATGATTGACTCCGAGCACCAAGCCCGATTCCCATTCAGTGTTGAGTGCAAGAATTTGAAGAAACTGAATTACTTGAGGATGATGTTAGATGACTCACGGGAGTTGAAGGCATTTTGGCAACAAGTCCTTGACGAGCGCCCGAACGAAGACACGATCCCACTGCTCTGCATTCACACCGACCGCCAACCTTGGATAGCCTTCACCACTTTTGACGGCGCTGGCCACGAGTGGCATACTGTTAGGATCAAAATAAACGGAGAATATACCTATGCAGGTTCTCTACTGGCGGTGGCAGAAGCAATAAAGAAAGCCTTTTTCGATGACCTTAACCGGTAGGAGAAATAAATGGTTAGACCCAAAGAAGTGGCGACCCACGAAGCTACAGTAGAAGACCGCTCCAGTAGATATAAAGTAGCCTATCTCGGTGCCACGGACTTCGAAGACGCAGACAACCTGCAGGTCGGTACGGACTTTCGCTGGGGGATCTCAGATGCGCAGCACCCAGACGCCGGGGCTTTCATCTATAGTATCAGGGTCATGACGCATTATATCTCGCACCTTGCTCGTATCGCGTATGAAGATAACATGATCGGGCGCGGGGAGGAAACTGCCATTGCCGCCGGTAATGGTATTATCTTCGCCAAGGATAAGGCGGGGTTGAAGCATTGGTATGACACCCTTAAATCAGCCACAAGGATAGAAGTAGACTTAGACATCAAGTGGCAGTTTGACTCCGACCAAGCCGATCTGGAGGAGGGATTTCCAGAGAGGGTAGGCGTCATCTTCTCCAACGAGATATCTACTAGCTCAGGAAAAGAGAAGAAGGATCACCCTTACGAAGTCTATACAATCAGCGAGGAAAAGTTCGTTAAGGACTTCTTTCTCGTCGCCCCCACCCTTGTTAAGAAGGATTTCGGGGCCAAGGGCATGCAGAAGTTCGGAATCAATGCTACTGCCCTCGTCCAGTCCGTATCCGAATCTGAGTTGAAGGTCGCCTTCGACCACATCAATAGAGTCTTGGTCAAAAGAAAAGCAGCGATAGCGTCTATCTCATCCCCTACAAAAGGATCCATGGAGGACGAGATAGATGACTACGAGAGCCAAGACGGAGCGGGAGAAAGAGATCCCACAGCCACCGAACTCGCATCCCTAGAAAAAGGGGATCTGGAGGAGTGCAAAGCCAACATCCTCCTAGATGAGGACGGAGTCCCTGCTGCTACTAAAAAGTGGATACAGGATTTCCGTACCAAGAAAGAAAAGGAAGAAGCAGTGAAGATGGCCGGACTCAGCCAGAGCAAACCCATCCCTCCCGCTGAAGGGGTAAAGCCTACGAAATCGGCTAATAAACTTGGAGTCTCTGATCGTTGGGATTTCTCAGTAGAAAGAGAATCTCGCCAGTCTCTATCCGAATCCTACACCTACATGGATATCCTCATGTTTAGGGAAGGTAACTGGACCGTCACAATCAACCCCGTAGGTACCTCCGGTTGGATAGTCAGGGAGAACATCATGCAGAATCCCTCCTTCCCTTGGCGTTTGGTTGGAAACTATTTACAGATAGCGACTCCCGAAGACATGAAGGATAAGGAATTGGACTCTGCAATAAAGAAGCTAGCTGAGGCATTGCAAAAGGGCGGAGACATTACCGTCCTAGAGGATTAGAGAGAGGATAAGAGGTCAAATAGATCTTTTTGCCCCTTGATCTCAAATCCCTCTTCCTCGTATATCTTTTTTCGGTTCTTTCCGTGCTTGGAGAATAGCACATCCCAAATGTCTATGACGAAAGCGTGAACCTTCCCCTCTTTCTTTCGCGTCGACCTTCCTATACTTTGGATCAGTTTTATCTCTGCGTACCCCACGTCGCAGAGTAGGACGACGTTCAAGCCCTTCAAGTCTACTCCCTCTCCCCCCACCGTCCCGCAGAGGATGACGTTCTCCTCCTCCTCCACTAAGGCGTAGGCATCGTCTCTTTCGGCGCTGGCTGTGTGCCCAGTTAGGAAATGGATGTGGCTAGTGATCTGGTCCTCCGCAAGTACTTGTTGCAGGGCGTCTATTTGCTCCGTCCAAGCCAATACGATGAAGACGTGAAGTCCTTTGATCCTGCATAGTTCTGCTAGTTTGAGGATGAGTCGGTTTCTTTCTTTGTTTTGGACTAGGCCCAACCTCTTCTGAGTGATGAAATCTTTCTTCTTGATGGCGACAAGGAGGTCATGAATCTCTCGACTTCCTATGTTTTTAGCTTCATATGGTACCAAATACACTTCGGGTTTGAAGACTTTCTTCTCCACTCTTTCGTCACCTTTACTATTAAATACCACGTCCCCAAAGTTTGCGATCAGTCTGACTTTCTCATACTCTTGCCAAGTCTTTGCCCAAGGCGTAGCAGAGAAGCCGGCCCTATACTCGGCCTTACATCGTCCTAGTAAGGCATACATCTTCTTCTTCGCGTGGTGGACCTCGTCCACTATCACAGACCGTACGCGTTTGTCCAAGGCTGTAAGCTCCGGAGACCTGGGGGTCGTCTTCTTCGCCCCCCTCTCGTCTTCGTCGTCTTCACCTTGCGCCTTTCTCTTTCTTCCAGAATAGGACGCATTGATCATGATGATGATGTCCCCGCTAGTATCCTTGTGCCCGTCTCCATAGACGGAGCACTTGAGACCATGAGCCGTACACTCTCTGTACATTTGAGACATAAGGCTTCGGCTCGGCACAAGCACTAGACAAGGTTTAGGGAACCTCTTCATCAACGCCATCTCTATTTTGGTTTTTCCTGATCCGGTGACAGAGGAAATTATTCCACGTCCCTTCGAGAGTACAGCATTTACTGCGTCAACCTGGTAGTCCCACAAAGACATATCTGATATCTCAGCCTCAGTCAGAGGGGGCAACGCCAACGATTTCTCTAGTTCAAACTCCACATCCTGCATGACACTGTTCAAGTAGTCAAGGAGACCTAATTTGAAACCGGTGCTTCCGTACATCCGCACCTTATAAGTAGCCCTATACTCTTTTCGGAAGAACGTCAGAGAGCGTTTGACCCTATACTCTAGTATAGGGTCAGATATCGGCTCTGCTTGCCATCCCTTATTCTTTAGTATGATCGGTCTTTTTTTCATTTCCACTCTTAGAAGGTTGCCTGCACCAGGCTTCGAAGTTAGTGAATTTGGACATGTCGTCCGGGTCCCTCGGCAATACTCCTCGCTTCATCCATAGCGTCACTCTCTTTTCCGGCCTTGCGAAGGTAGAGGCGAGGGGTTCTATGACGTCTTTGAAATCTTCGTAGTCTAACTTGAATCCACGAATCAAGTACGAAAGAGCCTCTGGAGAAAGACTTCCATTTAATAGCCCATCTACCACACTGACCTTGGCTAGACTGATGTTGTTTACCTCTCGTTTGATCCTATCGAATATAGGTGTCGGCGAAGTCGCGTACCCGTACCAAGTAGGGTCTAAGGCTTTGTCTACAAACACTTTTTGGTAAGACACGGCGTTGAAGTAACGAAACCCCACCCGCCTGATCTCATCTTTCTTGCATGTGAAACAGGTGAAGACGTATTTGAACCGATCTAGCTCGTACTTGTCACAAGTCTCGCCGACTTTTCTGGCTGAGGTGATGTGACCCTTAGAGAAGAAATACTCCTCCAAGAATGCAGCCATGTATAGCTCTTGGAAGTACAGGAGGATCTCCCGGAACGGACCCTGTTCAGCCCTCCACTCAATATACGTGCTTCTCATTTGTCCTCCTATAGATATAGCGAAAACTTGCAAGGGCTTCGGCAGAATATACATCCTGATCCCGCTATAATCAGATAGCGTCACCCACCAAGGAGATAGTATGCGAGAACGCAAGTTAGATAGACTCATTTTCTGTGAAGAAAAAGGTGCAAAGCCCAAAGACGCCAGAGACTGCCGCCCCCCAAGCTGTAGGTGCCTAACCTCCGACATCACCGCAGAACCCTCAGGTGTTCGTGGTATCGGCGGCGACATGCACGAGCCTCAGATCCGTTTCTTCGACGACGATATCCCCGGTGTAGAAGTCATAGTTCGTGGGCTGAAAAATGGAGAAGAGGCGATAGAGAATCTGCTCTCTCTCCTGAACAAGTTCGGACATGATAGTTTCACGAGCAAGATCAACGAACTTATCTCCGGCTATGATGAGTGCATTGAGTCTATAAAGGAATAACGTGACGGCTTTGCTTTTTGTGCTGTCTTACATTATCGTTGGTGTTACTGGGTTCGGTGGGGCTCTTTTTGTTGTTGAGTCCCCGTACTTGAAACCACTACTCTCCTATATAGAGAAGAGACGAGAACAAGCCGAGAACGAAAAGGTAAAGTCCGTTCTCGCTATGTTAGTGAAGGGCATGGGCTGCATGACGTGCTCTGGCTTCTGGGCGAGTCTCTTGTGTGGGTTCGTGTTCCTAGTTCCGTTAACCGTTTACCTGCAATCGACCCTGACGATATGGGCGTGGTTGCTGTCATGCGCCTTATTTGGTTCCGGCGTCAGTACAGCCGGAAGCTACCTCATGAACCTCTACTTCGACTGGCGCAAGCTGAAAGGTCTGTAATGGATCAGAGAACTTACGACGAAAACCTGTTCAAGGCTCTCCATTACTCTAGCTATAGCAGGATGGGCACTTTTTTCGACTGCTCGCAGTACTTCCTCTGGTACTACGTCTACGGCGTAAAACCCGAGTTCGAATCTCCAGCCCTCACCAAGGGAGACACCCTTCACAAATACTACCAGGTCTTAAACGACGTGAACGCCACCCCAGAAGCAAGGAAAGAAGTTGTGGAGAAGTTCACTAAACAGTTTCCTCTTGAGTTTATGAAGTACTCAACGAAGTGGAAGTCACACGTCAAGAAGTTACCACAAGGGCCAAACGTAGTCTTAGAAAAAGAAATGCAGATGTCGATTCCCATCTCCTCGCCTTTGCTTAACCCCTCGGGGAAGCCGTTCAACTCAATCATTTTCAAGGGCTACATAGACTACCTCAACTTCAACCAGCCGAAGACGGCTTACGTCATCGACTACAAGTCCGGTAGGGCGGCAACAGCCCCGAAGTACGCCGACCAACTCGCCATATACGCCGCCATGGTATTCTCCGCCTTCCCAATGGTGGATACCGTTCGCGCCTACACCTACGACATCTCAGACAACATGAACTCAGAAGTAAGTGAGCAAAACTCTTTCGAGTTCGACCGCGGCAAGGACTCTCAGAACCTCATTGATACCTTGGCGAAGATGATGGAGACCATGATATCGGCAGCGTCTAAGAAAGAGTTTTCTCCTACTCCTTGCATCCGTTGCTCGTACTGCCCAGATTACAGTTGCCGCTTCAATAGGGTTCCTCCTTCTAAGCGGGGAGTCACTGCGCAACCCGACCTCTCCCCTCCAACGCCCACTCCTCCTCCAGCCCCAATACAGCAGGAGTATGATACCTATGGGTCTCCTATCCCCCCCGCTCCAACTCCCGCCCCCACTGAGATACCGATAGAAACCGTGACTCAGATTGGGGAGAAAGAGAAAGCGATTTTGCTAGAAATGAAGAAGAAGCTGGATAGAAAGTAGTATCGCTATATTGAAAGAGGAGGTTGCGATGCCGGTATTCACCCCGTCTCAGGGTCTGACCATGCTTTCGCCTTGGGAGCCCAATCAAAGGGCTTTCTTTCTCAAGACATACAAGAGGGATAAGAACTTTCGCAAATTCGTGAATGATAAAGTAGACGCTTACATCGAAGACCCCTTCGTCATGGTCTGCGCAGACGCCTCTCAAGCAGAAGTCCGCATCGCCGCAGAACTTGCCCACGAGCAGAAGCTGATAGACCTCTATAAGACCAAACAAGCCTTTGACGAATCTGGAGATACGAGTGACCACCCAGAGCTCGATGTCCACATGCTCACCGCCTCCGGAATCTTTGGTGTCCCCATCAACAAAGTCACTAGTGACCAGCGAAAAGCGGCGAAGAGCATCACCTTCGCCGTCATGTACGGAGCCACCGAATTCAGGATTGCATTCGAAACCGGACGAAGTGTTAAGGAAGCGAAGAAGTTGCTCGACAACTTCTGGAAGTCTTACCCGGCCATCCGCACCTGGGTGAACAAGATCATAGCAGAAGCAGTTGCCACAGGCTACGTCTCCACCCCCACGGGGCGCAGAGAAGCCATGCCCTTCCTCAAGGGAAGGCGCGAAGTCTTGCAGTGCGTGATCAAGGGTGACAGCCTCTACGATAAGCAAGACAAGATAGGAAAGTCCCTCATCTCTAAGCTGATGAAAGAGATCGGGCAAGCCCGTAACTTCCCCGTGCAGAGTTTTACTTCAGACCTCATGACCACCGGCGCCTTCTACTCAGTTAACCAAGCCAAAGAAGAAGGCATAGAGATATACCTGCACACTATCGTCCACGACTCCGTGGTCATCTCCGTACGGTATTCCAACCTCAAGCGGTTGCTGGAGATCCTCAAGTATAATTTCGAGCATAGGCTCGTGGAAGACTTCAATCTCATCTGCCCGATGCAGATAGAATACGAGGTCGGCCTGAATTACGACGCCCAGGTGAAGAAGCTCCCTTACCTCATTGACGCACTGGACTTCGCCTCCCTCCCGCAGAAGATGTATGATCGCTGGCGGCAACTCAAGGCGAAGACCGTTATCACCTCCGTCCGCTCAGACCCCACCTACCTCTTCCAGCCGGAGCACGGAAAGTGTGCGATACTTACCTCTAAAGAGCAGAAGATAGCGGAGATATCTCAGCGCGACTTCGAAAACTCTTACGCGTGGTATCGGAAACGATGGAAGATTACGGACGGTAGCCTTCAACTGCGAAAACCCACGATCGAAGTCGCAGCGTCTAGTTCCAAGACCAAAGTCGAGGAGGAGTACATTGGAAGACTTCAGTAATATCCTTCCCACCGATATTCTTAATGGCACTCTCACCGGAGTCAAGTGCGTTAACCCGGACGAGTTGATGTTGTTCGAGTTCAGAGAGGATGAACTTCTAGGCTCCGGCATCGTCCTCATGAGCGTATCTACAAAGACCTACGACCAAGTCGGGATCCTCCCAAAGTTCCGGGTCCTTGCCGTCGGAGATAATGTCGAACGAGAAACGGGGATAAAGCCGGGTGATTTGATTGTCATCCCAAAACTCTGCGGAAGGTTGAGGATGCTAGATGAAATCGAGGTTAGGTACATCAATCACAGGGACGTCTTTGCTAAGGTAGTGTCGGAAGCTTCTGACTATGAAGAATACCTCAAGAAGTTTTTCAAGTAGGAGACTACATGCCGGAACAGACCTCCCCCATCACAGATTTCTTCGTAGACGCCTCTGTCTACCCTCTCACCGTTCCCTACTTCCTCAGTAAGACTCTCGAAGTAGATAACGCCGGTTTCGATCTCAGGGCTTGCGACATGACGAACCTAGACACCGGCATGGAATGCAAGCCCGTGCGCGGGCTTAATTGGGGCATGCGCACCCTCTTTGAATCGGAGGAGTTGGGAAGCGAGCACTTGCATATGGAACCTCTAACTCCTTACATTATCAACACCGGCATCAAAGCCTCCATCCCAAAAGGCTACTACGGAGACGTCTGTCTTCGTTCTTCATCCAAAAAGAGAGTGGCAATGCCAGATCACGGTACGATAGACTGCAACTACCGCGGTCATATCAAACTCGTCATCTTCTCCTACTTCCCCCTCTACATACAAAAGTACGCTAGGGTGGGTCAGATGAAGATAGTTCCGTATCTGAAGTCTTATGGGTTTGTAGACGATCCGCTGTCTCTACTGGAGACGAGCCGAGGCGCTTCCGGGTTTGGGGAATATACTGCCTGACCGGAGGAAGGCATGGATATCTCAGACACAGTTCTCTTAGAAATAGGCGCACCCCCGAAAGAGCTAGAGTCCATTATCGCTCCCGCAGTAGCGAATCCGAAGAAGGACATGATCGTCGTAGATAACGAAGACTTCGAAGTCCGCTTCGACCTCTGGGGAGATACCTACCGCTTCAACTGGATCATCAATAGAACTGCCAAGTACCGCGGGGCAGATATCTTCCACGCTCTCATCACGGCAGTGGAGATGGCGTACGGCGCTAAACCTATCACCACTTCCGCCGAGAAAGGCTACGACGAACAAGCGAAAAAAGACTTGAACGGCTACTACACGATGCTGAGATGGGGGTTCATCCCCGACAAAGGCGTGAAGATGTTCAACGCCCTCCTCGGAGAAACCTACCCCACAATGGAGGCGGCGTTCAAAGACTCCTCGTTCTGGAAGAATTGGCGGGACTACGGTTCTAGCTATACCGGAGTCTTCGATATGACTCCTGGGTCTCTGTCTTGGGACTTGCTAGAGAAGAAAATTTGACCCTATCTCTGGAACGTGTGTTAGACTCGGAGTCCTGGAGGTGTTGATGCCGATATACTTGGTGAATAAAACCCACTACGATTCCAAGCTATTGAAGGACGTTTTCACTTTCGCCGCTAGGAAGATGAAGGTTAAGGGAGTGGTGGCAGTCTGCGTCACTGAGACCAAGTACAATTCCTGCTACGGCACCGCCTACAAAGGCTCTCCTCCGAGGCAATGGAAGCGTAGAGGCAAGCCTCTTCCGAGGGCTTATGTTCGGTTTCGGATCCCGAAACCGGAGATGTTCCCAAAATATCACAACCTCACTGAGGAAGATCTGATAAAGGTCCGAAAGCCTTTTAACCTCCTTCACGTAGCCTTGCATGAGATGAGCCACATCTTCGACGATAGGAAGCCTTTCTCTTTCCTACCAAGGAGATGCGAGGTAGATAACAACATCGTCAGCTACTTCGGCAGACCGATGGACGAATCCGGAAGCCCTCACCGTCATAGGAAGCGCATTGCCCACGACAAGCGCCCGTGTGAGGTTATGGCTGAGAACAGGGTCTACGACGTCTGCCAAAACAGTTCAAACAGGAAACGGATACTAGAACTCAACAACGTCGTACTTGAAGAAGCGGAGGGGTTGAGAAAATGCCGAGCTACCAAATCTACGAAGCCCACTACAAATTCACCAAAGCGCAAAAGAAAATGCGAATCACGCCGGACATCGTCTCAGAAGCAAAGGCGAGGTTCGGCTTAATCGTCGCCTCGCAGCTTGAACGAGATATGCAGACTCAGTTCTCATTATGGGATTCGGCATCCATGATTGAGCAGGGTTGGGATTACTTTCAAGCCTATGAGTTTGTGCCTCCAGTCTGCGAATGGGCGAAATGGACGTTTAAGAGGCTCGGGTATGTTGAAGACGTGGGTCAGGCGTAGCGTCTGGGATTTTCGTTGCGGTAGGCACAGCAACATCCCCAGCTGCTGCATGATCTGGTTTATTCTGGTCTGGCCCTTCGTTTTTAGGTTTGGGTCTGCGAACTCGTATTGGGAGAGGATAAATAGGCTCCGAGGCGGTGGCGTAGACTACGTCGTCTGCCCCTTGTGTCTGGCTCTTGGTAGGGTTGTGGACGTTAGGGACTGCGAGAAATCTTACTGCGAGTGTTCCCGACGACAAGTAGTAGAATATACCCAACAGGAGAATAGCGGATGTGGAAAACGGAGATGGTTCCCAGGGAAGTCGTGATTGATGTTATCTGCGACCGATGCCAAAAGAGTACTACTTACGAAGAAGAATGCGGTCCCGATTACGCTACTTTAGATGCACACTGGGGTTTTGGTTCTTCACGGGACGGAGACAAAGTCGAATTACATCTTTGCGATACCTGCTGTGGGGTCGTAGAGGCATTCATAAGAAAAGGTGGTCATGCCAATGAAACCTAAGATTCCGAAAGACGTGAAGGGCGCCCTCCTGGACCTTTACTACAATGGCAACGACAGGGACACGCAGATACTTGCTGGTATCGTCTTGGAACTCTTCAAGAAGATGCAAGGCGGAGTCATGAAGGAGTCTCACATAACCAGAGGAGCAGACGGGTCCGAACATTCTCTTCCAGGTCGATCTCAGACTCCCCATCGAGTAGTGACGACTGTCACCACAGGTCCTGTCGGTCCGGAAGATGAGGACGAGCCGGATCAGTTTATCAACCACTACCGATGCCCATACGACGGTACGGAATGGGATGACGCTTCTCCATACACGAACAACGACCGTTGTCCGGAGTGCAATAAAGAGATCGAGCCCTATGACTCCGAAGGCATAACCGATATCTCTGAGACCACATTTACTCCTGGCGGCAAGAAACTAACGGAGAACACCATCAGAGGCAAGGGGGCTTCTGGTGAGGGCGAGTGGGTAGAAGGTACTTTTGACTCAGAGGGGCGTACCTACTTCTTCCAGGCGAAGGTCTACGGCGAGAGAAGTGAGCAGTATGGAGTACTAAAGTCTGCTGTTTCCAAACTCGTGGTCTGTGATGGCTCCCGCTGGGACTCTCGTACTATCCTCTACGATTACGACAGAGGCGTCATCATGGACTCGCTGGACGACGACCTCCTTCGTGATATTATCACGTACATCGAAACTGAGTCTGGCGTTCTACTCGGGGAGGAATAAGCTATGGAATTCAATGCAGAAGAACTCGCAGGGTTAGAGCCTAGAGAAGCCGGTGCTTATGTCAAGCAGTTCGTAACAGAAGCGACAAAGTATTGGAGCTTCTACGAACCCTACGACGACTTGGACATGAGTGACGCCGGATTGAAGGAGAGGTCTCACGCCCTTCTAGAGTCCAGGCTCTCTGAGATGACCGACTTCTTCGTGGACAACTACTTTGGCGCAGACGACGACGCCCGAACCTTTGAGGAGCACACCGGCGTTCCCTTCGAGGAACTGAGTGACGACGGTGGGGACAACACCTACAACTGGTCCTGGCTTTACCCTTCGGATTTGAACTTCAAGAACTACTCCACTCCTGATGGACAGAAGATCCTAGAAATTAGGATCCACCTCGGCGGCGATGTCAGAGGCAACTACGGCGGCGGTTACTACAAAATCTTCGCTGGGGACGAAGAAGATGAGTCTATGCAGTACATCTACGACCTTACCCAAGGCTCCATGTCCGTCAATATGAAATTCAGCGACGGCTCTTCCATCAGCTTCAGCGGCGAACAGGCATCGGATATAGAATCCTACGAAGTCGCGAACGTCGCCGGATACGATACCAAGCAGCCCGGACTTTTCAATCCTGATGAGGGTAACGCTGAGGGTGGGATCGCGTATGCTGTAGAAGAAGCCTTCTCCGGTTTCCGAAAAGGCGGCCGAGGCTATGAAGGTGACGAGTTCGTGAACGAGATCGTGGAGGACTAACGCGAGATGAAGGCTCCAATCTAATAGTCCGAAACCAAAACAAATAACGGCAAAGACGACCCTTCAGGAGGTGAGTACGGGTCTGTCTAGGTCGCTTCGCTATATAAAGAAGTGCGGAACAGCGGAGTTTGCTCAACTAAACCCTTTTAATGGAGGTAACACACGATGAAGAAGATTCTAATCGCAATCGTCACCGCCCTCATGCTCGCCACCGGCGTCCTCGCCTCTGGCACGGCCCCCGTCAATCCCATGTCCGTCGCCGTAGGCCCCACCTACTTCACCGTCCAGAACTTCGTAGCTGAAGCCGGATATGACGTCAATCTCCAGTCCAGTACTGGTGTCGCCGTCAACTTCAGCTACCCCCTTAGCACTCACTTCAGCGCGTACCCGAGTGTGAATGTCGCCTGGAACAAGATCTCCAACCCCCTCGCTAACAAGGCAGACGCCACTTTCACCACTGTTGATTTCGATATCAAGTACACTTTCAACCCCGGACAGACGACCGAGTTCTACCTCGTAGGTGGTCCGACTTGGTTCAACAGCCACTACAGTAATGACCTTGCTGGATACTCCGGCAACAACCTCACCTTTAATGTTGGTGGCGGCGTCCAGTTCCCGTTCTTCTACCCCAAGCTGAAACTCCTGACCGAGGCGAAGTACTACTACGTCCCACAGACGGCGTTTCCTCTCGCTCTTCAAGGTACTACAGGGTACAATGCCTGGAATGTAAGCGCACTTCTTTCTTGGAAGTTCTAACCCAAGACTCCGCTAGTTTCCCACCCTCGACTGGGCGTCCTCATTGGGCGCCCAGTTTTTTGTCGCTATCTCCGAGACGGTATGGTATACTCTCGCCGTGGTGGAGATGAACCCAAACGCTGAAAAAGGCCGAGGCAACTTCTCCTCCACTGGGCCCGACCACGCCATAAACGTGGAAGGGGGTGAACCGAAGACCTCGTTAAGTCCGAGCGGTAGAGGTCAAGCGAAGCCGAGGGGTGGGTCGCAGACAGCGACCTAATTCCTCCCCCTGGAGGATACGATAAGGATTTCGTCGAGAATATACGCTATATAAATAGGTGGTACTGGACCACCGAGGAGAACAGAAGATGAAGACCATGTCCTACGCAGCTATTTATTGGTTTAATGCGAATGCCAATGCCCTTTGGAGGCTGCTGGTCTAAGTCCATCTCTACCCCAGACCAACACAACCTCCGAGGGCGACTTCGGAGGTTTTCGTTTTGGAGGAGATGATGCCAGTGTCAGAGAAGGTGTTTAGGCTACAGACGAAGTTGATGCAGTGCGAACATATCCTACAAGCACTGGCGGAAATGCACCATGACTTAGTAGAGGAAGCGGAGACTTTGATAGCAGTCTTGGAAAGGGAAGGGTTAGGAAGTTTCAGTACCAGCGTCGCCTACAGATCGGAGATGCTGAAGCGAATGCTAGAAGAGCATAAGGAGAAGATGAGTTAAGACATGCTGTGAGGACCCCGTTGGGTGGGGCTGAGGCTGTTAACCTCACGCTGAAAAGCAGATAGGGTTCGATTCCCTACCTCACAGCCAAACGGAGCGTTAGTTCAATGGTAGAACGCGGGGTCTGTTAAACCCACGACGAAGGTCCGATTCCTTCACGCTTCGCCAATTTTTTAATAAGGTCACCGGGGCAACCAAGTAGATGACGCCACATCGTGTGGCTAAGGATAAGGTCAGTGTTCGATATGTGGGAGGTGACGTTACAGAACAAACAGTACTAATGCCATCATTTCCCCTCAACCGGCTGTAACCCGGTTGCCCGTTACCAATAAGAGGGGTCGGCTGGGCGTCCGGTTCGAATCCGCGATGGTGGCACCATTCTCTGTCTGGTGTAAGTGGTCTGCACTGTAGCTCGAAACACTACGGGACTCCGTTCGATTCGGAGGGCAGAGGCCAAAGTTCTGTAGCCCTTTAGTTCAACATTAGAACAATGCTCTGATAAAGCATAGACTTCCGTGAGACTCGGAGAAGGGCTACCAAACAATCAGGCTTCCTTCGTCTAGCTAGGAGGACTCCCGGCCGATTACCGGGGAACGCTGGGGCAGAGCCAGCAGGAAGTTCCAAAATATGTGGGGTCGTCGTTCAACGGGAGGACACTACAATGGCATTGTAGGGATCGGGGTTCGATTCCCCGTGACTCCACCAACATAGTGGGGGCGCATGTACCAAGGGGGCGATGATGCCTCGCAAGCATCGTGCGGAGAGTTCGATTCTCTTCGTCTCCACCAAAAGTTTTATAGGTCCGTCGGTTAACAGAAGGCTCCTGGTCTCCAAAACCAGCAATCTCCGTGCAAATCGGAGCGGACCTGCCAATTTATCCCAGGGTCGTCTAACACTTAGGACACGCGCCTCCAAAGCGCGAAGGTGTGGGTGAAAATCCTACCTCTGGGGCCAACTCTTAGGAGGTTGCCTATGTCATCGCCAAACGCAAGTCCGAGTACTACCACATACTCCTGACTAGGTTCAGTTCCGATATAGACAGGGACACGGCACTGGCGGAATGCAGGAGTAGGTGCTACACAAAACCCAATGTAGTAGAGGGTCTTGGCAACAAACTTCTGACACTTTCTGGTAAAGTCTTTCGCTCACCTGAGTCTTGCTTCGAGGCGATGGACGGTATGGGAGTTGGCCTGGACCTGATCCGGTGCGAGGACTACATCACTCTCGGTCGCTACCTCTACGGGAAGCGGATGCTCAACGTCACCGTGACTCAGTGGATCGAGGACATGAACATCTACATCTTCTGGCCAGAACTCTTCCGCGAGTACCCGCGTTGGTTCTTAGAAACCTACCTCTCCCGGATTTGGACGGCGGAGATTGGGATGTGGTATGGCGCTTTCACTTCTGATCTCGCTATAAATAAGGAGTAGAGACGGAGCAGCATCTGCTGCGGGAAAGTTGGAGGAAGAGTTGGTAGCCCTTCCTTGGCATCTGCCAAAACGAAGAACGCCCGATGTCCTGCGCCAACAGCCGAAGGGACACGCCGTCTCTACCTCCATAGGAACCTGGGCTGGTGTACGAGACGATCAGAAATGGCATTCCCTGCTAGTAGCCCCTCCTGTTACGAGGGAGCCCGGTATAGGGGGTAGGGAGGAGTGGGTGGCGAATCGAGACTCCCACGCCCGCGTTCCAAATTCTTTCGCTATCTCTGAGGGAGTGTGGTAGAATGTATCTGACCGGATCCATGCCGCAGGGCAGTGGGTTAATGAGAGAGGGTTCTCCGGGCGCTTCACCTAACGTAAACGAACCCTCGTCACGGAGATTGTGAAAGGGACGCAATCCCGTTCCCACAAGGTACTTAATCGGCAACGCCGGTAGCCTTCCCTCACCGGCACTTCTTCTACGGAGGCAAGTATGAAGTTCACCAAGCTCAATTACGTCAAGAGGGGAGAGGTTACGAAGGCTATCCGTCAATCTTGTCCCACCGCCTCTTTTCCAAAAGACCAAAACAAAGCCACCGTGACGGTTTGGTTGCAGGATGAGGACCTTCCAGCATTAGATGCTGTCGCTAACTCCTTCGGTCTCCCCAAGCCTTTTCATCCCCACTGTAGTGAGACATATAGTAGGGTTAGGGATGTCTGGCTCTTCAAAGATGATGCTAATCTTGCTGCATACGAAGAAGAGTGGGCACAAGTTCGGGCCAAGGAGAACGCTAGGCTGAGGAAAGAGCGGGACGAGGAGAGGGCATGGTACAAGTCTCAGGGTCGGGAAATACCATCATACCTGATGTGGGCGATTAGCCCAGCGGAGGCATATTGTTTAGGCGCATAGAATTGATCACGGTCACCGACTACCGAGAGATCGCCAAGGAGATGAAAGCCAACGGCTGGACCCCCTCTGACTTCATCGCCGAACTGGCTCAATCCGGCGAGAGGGAGTGGTTAAAATCAGGACTCTGCTTCAACGGATGCGACATGGCCGTCTTTGACTCCTGGGTAGACAGACTCGAAGAAGGCATCACGAATAAGCATAGGGGCGTCCCGAATAAGAACGGGAGGTTCTACTTCACAGAAGAGGGCTGGAACAGGGTTGGACGGTATGCTGTTGCAGCTTGTATTAAGACCGGGACACAGTACCGTGTGCTGAAGGTCAAAGAGAAGGAGATGGATGTTATATTTCGCGGTGCCTACGAGGTCATGCTGAGACCGAAGAAGAAGCGTAGGGATCGCAAAGAAGATCAGCGACTGAGTCAAGATTAGGGCCTATGGCGTAATTAGGAACGCATCGCCCCTGCAAGGCGAAGTCCCCGGGGCGGAGCCGGGTAGGTCCACAGGGGTTCGTTTCCTGTTGGGTTCACCAAAAGAATATACATAGGAACCCAACAGGAGATGAACTATGTCAGACGTTTATAAATGCGAACAATGCGGAAAAACAGTCGAATCCTCTAAACGTTTTTGCGGAAGACCATGTTCTAACCGTTGGATAGCCACTCACAGAAAGACCCATCCGAGAGAAGCTAAATTAGAATGCGCGTGTAAACACTGTGGAAGCATGTTCAAGAAAAAGCATAATCTCGGGTTTCGCCTCTGTACGAGGTGCAGAAATAAACAAGACTACATCAGGGATAGAAATAAAACAGCGCAGCCAGGAAGAGAAAGGCTTTGTAAGTACTGTGAAAAACCCAACTTAGGAGAATACGGGGCTGGAATATTCTGCTCTCAACTCTGTTCGAAACGATACGCCAGTGCATACACGCAGACGCCGATTCTAGTCGTTTGTATGGACTGCGAAAAAGAGTTCTCTACGTTTGAAAGAAACAAGTCCCAAACAAAGCGATGTCCGGCCTGTAGAAAAAGGGCTAGACGTAAACGACAAGGGCTACATGGGATATCAAAAAAGGAAAAGTGTTCGAAATGTCAGAAGAACATAGGTCCTACAAAGCACGGAATGTGCAAAGTATGCCTTTATAAGGACCCTGAATTTAGACTGAAAGTGAAAGCACTATCTGCGGGCTGGCACTTTCGACCAAGGAAAATGAGGTCGTTTCCAGAACTTTTCTTTGAGCGGGTCATAAAGAATAACAGAAGACGGTTTAAGGGAGAGGGGTATTTACCGGATTACCCAGTGAAAAAGAAATCTCTGGGTCTCATCAATAATGGCTCCTATTTCCTTGATTTCTATTTCCCAAATTGGAAGTTAGACCTGGAAATAGATGGGAGCCAGCATTGGCAATATGAGGAGCGGATACAGAGCGATATTACGAGAGACATTGCTCTGAAAGCTAATGGTATAAAGGTATATAGGATCCCGTGGCCGGGGGTAGAGAAGAAAGAGGTTTTGTCTATGGAGATCGAGAAATTTTTATCTTACGTGGATGAGCTTTCATGATTCTCTCCAGGTCCACCATTGACAGCGCGAGGGCTTCGGCTCTCGCTTTCTGCTGCCAGACGAGAATATAGTGATATAACGAAGGAGAACGCCATGCCCATGTACGAAGTCTTTCTCAGCGGAACCCTCTATCTCAACGCCCGCGTGGAAGTGGAAGCCAATAGCCCAGAAGAAGCTGAATCTGTTGCGATGCACAGAGCTGCATCAGATGACGAGTCTATCGAATGGATAAACTTGGACAGTAGCCTGGAAATGCCTCCTGGGGTATTTCCTTCGGATGCTGTCTACGTGGACGATGTCTCAGAGATGGACGAGGACGATGGTATCGGCTCTGATTTCATCGAGACCTAAGATGTCGCAATACGGATACAAACCCGAACCCAGTGAAGCCGGGGTGGTTTCCCGTATCGTCATAGAACCGAACTATTCCAGTAACGAAGAGTTTCCTGGAAAGCTATCGGTGATGATGTTGGACGCAGAGGACAGGCTAGTGGACGTCTGGAGTGCCAACGACATCAATGAAGCCGCTGCGCTATTGATCCGATACGGTGGCGAAGCCGGATACGAAATCAACAAAGTCGAGTCTCCCCAGATCCCGAACGAAGGCGACGCCCCCGAGCCACCTTGGCCTGTAGGCGGAGACGTCGGCGGCGTCTAATCCCCCACTTCCTAACTCAATAAAAGAGCCTGCTATTTGCAGGCTTTTTTGTTGCCCTGTTTAGATACTCACCGCCGGATGTAGAGTTAATGAACAGAAACTCCTTATTCTATAAAGAGAATATATGAGTAGTGACTCGCTAATATAAGAGGAGGTTCGCCATGACCGCAGTCCTTGTGATACTCACCATCCTCGTTCTCGTTCTCGTTGCCGCAGACGCTACCAGACTCTCTCTTGTTCGTAGGAGAATGATAAAGGTAGGAGCCGTATTTGAACCTGGGCTTGGTTTCTGCATGGGCGACGGGCTTCGGAAAGATGACGCTGATCCGGAGAATATACAGGCTTAGCCGGGGAAGTTTTCAAAATTCTCCGCTATTATATTCAAGGTGTGATATACTCAACCCCTTGGAGGATGAAGACGATGTTTAAGAGATCTAGGCAACCCAAACCAGTACAGACAGGGACTACGGGACATATGCGCCCGTGCGTCGGCGTCAAGGGAGGTCAGACCTCGTAAAATCATCGGCATTATTAGGTGAAACGAGGCGACCTCCAAGAAAATTGGGGGTCGTTTTAGTTTTGGGGTCAGGGTAAGGTTTCGGATGTAGCTTATGCTGTCACCGGAGAAACCAGCACAGTGGCGAGGGCGGGGCCGACTGGGCGAAGTGGAGTTGAGATGAGAGAAGAATGCTTGCATGGTAGGACGTACAGGGTGGTTGTAGGAGCGGAGGCTAGAAGGACTACGGTCACGGAATTTGGAGACGAGATTCAGTATTGCGTGGAACGGATCATTTTCAGGTGTTCAGATTGCAACAGAGAAGTATCAGAACTAGGTAGACGCAGGGCTTACTTCCCCACGACTACTGAATTAGAAACGACGAAGTAAGTCGCTCTTTGAAAATCAGTCGGAAGAACGGACCGCAGAACCCCTCACGTTCTGCGTGGCATGATTCTGCGGTCTCGAACTTTAGATTTGGAACGCGCTCGTGCGCGTTCCCACCTCCGCGCCTTTAATGTAACGGTAGCATGCGGTCAGGCTTGATCCCCCGCAGAGCGGTTCGATTCCGCAAGGCGCTTCTTATTACTTATGGGGTCTGTTAGTGTAAAAGGATAGCACACTCCGTCCTACGCGGGTACCGGCGAGACGGGTCAAAGTAGACGCGGTTCGATTCCGCACGGGCCCCCCAATTCTTATCTATGACTGAGAGTGGACTAATGGCTAAGTCTCCTGCTTTGGAAGCAGGACATCGTGAGAGTTCGAGTCTCTCCTCTCAGACCAAAACATGATGGCGTTTGGTGGACCAGCGGACACATCGGGCCTTGAACCCGAAGAACAGGGGCCGGCACCCTGAACGCCTGCCAAAAACGATTACTGGCGCTTCGTTCAATAGTAGGATTCTGCTCTCTGAAAGCAGAGACGATGGGGCGGTACCATCAGTGCCAGCCAATATCTCCGAGTATCTTAACGTCAGGGTGTAGTCCCGTAAATAGCAGCGGTCCGGCCTCGGACGCCGGTGGGGCAACCCCTTGGTGGTGCAAGTCCACTCGCCCTGACCAATTCTTCTTTGTACAATCCCCTCCATCGAGGAAACGTTGGTTCAACTCCAGCACCGGGCACTTTCACTTTCCATCTGGAAACTATAATGTCCAAATGGACACTCAAATGACCAAGTAAGCGGGAATGGTGTAAAGGAAGCATCGAACGTTGCCAACGTTCAGGTCCGGGTTCGCCTTGCCCGGTTTCCGCTCCAAAAACAAATAGTCGGCATTCCCTATGCTGGTCTGCAAAACCAGTGGGCCCAACCAAGTAGGGCGGATGCCTGTGAGGTTCGACTCCTCTGCTGACTTCCAATTTCTTTCTATATCTCCAGAGACTGTGGTAGAATATACCTTTGTCATGGAGATAGCATGAGAGAGAGTGCAGTCGGTACTTGCCAGATCTGCGAAAGACTCGTCAAGTCTAACCGCGGCACTATCGCCCACCACGGATACACCAGACCTGGGGCAGGGTGGCAAACAGAATCGTGCATGGGATCCATGTACAAACCCTACGAAGTCAGTAGGGACAGGATCCCGGACGCCATAGCCTCCGTGGAAGCCTACATCAAAACAGCAAAGGCTAGGTTGAAGCAGTTGAAGTCCGGGGGCGTGGTGCTCAGCAAGAGAGTTCAGAAAGAGTTTAATCGTCAGACTTGGAAATACGAATACGAAGATGTTGAAGTCAGACCTGGAGACGAAGACTACGACCAACTCCTTCACTCTGCTGTCGCTAAGACTGAATCCAATATCTCTGGCTCTCAAACCACGCTCAACAGATTCAAGCAGAGGTACGAGGAATGGGAGCCAAAGGACTTGCGTAGGGTCGCGGAGCCCACTACAGCTGCTGAGAGGATACAGAAGCGGAAGGAAGAGGGACCACAAGAAGATTTCAAATTTGAAGTAGGGGATTGGGTCTACCGAGTCCTCGGTGGCAGGGTGCAGAAGGGCGTCAAGCTTGAGTTTTGGGGCGAAAGCAAAGCCGTCCCGAGCCGTATCAAATACCCCATGGGACAGATCCTTCGGAGAAACTTTAGACCTCGTGCGGCTGAGTATAAGCGTCACGAGTACGAGATCATCTTTTTCGAAGACTACCTGGGTTGGGTCAACGACGCCGACAAGGACTGGAAACGAGACAGCGAGAGGGTGACGACTTCGCAGGAGATGCTAGTGGCTTCTCCAGAACAAGTCCCTGAACTCGGTACAGGAGTCGAGTTCGCCAGTAAGCGAAATGCAGAGTTAGCACTACTGCCGAAGGAGGCAGTGAGAAAAAGTTCAGATGACGCCCCCTTCAAATTCGAAGTCGGAGATACCGTGTATAGACTCGGGAACGACGGGATGCCTATAACCGACATAGGCACGGACAAATACCACGACGTCGGTGAACCACCTCTCCATATAACCTATCCCGTAGGTAAGATAAAGAAACGCATATACAAAGCGAAACTTGCCAAAGAAAATCTTCGAATCCGTTACATCGTGGAATGGGTCACGGACTGGTTCAAACCCGATACCCACGAAGGTCCTACCATGACTTATCGCTATGAGAGAGAAACCAGAAGCACGGAAGAGATGGAAACCAGCCTCGTCCCTGCAGCAAGTGCTGTGCCGCCAATACCAAAAGAAACAGCAACGAGAAAGAATGCTCTCTATTCGGAGACTACAGTGATAACCGAAGACAAAGCAGAACAGATTAAGATCGCCGGTAGAACGATGACCACTCGCGCTGGTGGCGGCGCCTCTAAACCAATTCGCTGGCTCATCAACAACTCCTGCATCCTCGGTCATGTCCTCTACCACGGCAGGGGCAAAGATATCGCCGGTGAGAGTATGCTAGCCTCTGACGTGGGTGTCTCTAGTGTGTCCGCTTACGATCCTAATATCAGCGGTATAGATGATGCCAGCACCCTCAATGGGGATTATGATACTGTTGTCACCGTCTTCGTTCTCAATGTCCTCCCCCCAGATATCCGCGCCGAAGTCTTAGACGACCTCCGTACCGCAACAGGAGATGGCGTGTGCTTCGCCGCTGTCAGAGGCAAGGGAGAAAGAGGGTATCAAGACGCGACCAGAGAAGGCGCGAACTGGATCCCCGAGGAAGACGGCTACCGATACCAGGGAGCAAGGAACACTTTCCAGAAATGGTATGACCCCAGTGAACTCGTGTCAGAACTCAAGTCCGTATTCTCTCATGTCGAGATCGTGAACACTGATAGGGAAGCCCCTATCGCGATGGCCTGGAATCAGGGCAACCACTCCTGTCCGAATAAATAAGGAGAAGACGATGCGCAGATACCTTATCTTCGCCGGAAGCGAATTTTATCCTAGTGGTGGGTGGGCAGACCTCGTAGATATGGCTGACGAACTAGGCAAAGTCTACTACATCATAGATGGTTGGCGAGAGTTTGACGACTGGGATGCAGAGGCTTTGCGAGATGATAGCCCAAGCTCCTACAAATACGATTGGGTACAGGTTGTGGACACACAGGCATCGACCCCCTTCAAGTTCGAGGGGACGGTAGAAGAAGTTCTTTACGGACTCAGACGCCCGTAAGATCCTCCCTTATCTTCCGGAGTTATGGTATACTGTCTCCGTGGAGATAGTAGCTTCCGCGATGGTTCTTTGAAACTGCTTTCGGTGGTAGGCTTAGAAGTAGCCAGTACGGCTCACACCCGTACCTGCCTTAATGAGCAGAAGCATAGCCTATAGTGAGTGGTGCGTGGGTTGGGGACTTATACGCGCACCGGCGGGGGAAAGTTGCCCCGAAATATCCTACCTGCCCGACCTGAATCCCAAGCGTGAGAAGGGAATCCTCCCTATGAAGTACCTTCTCATAACGTGATGGTTAAGGCTGAGGCTGACAACTTGCTTTAGGTGGAGGTCTAGCTTCTCTTGGTGTAACAACACGCCGAAAGAACATATGACGGGTTTGGTGTAACGTTAGCACTCTCTGGGGAGGACGGGTTCTCGCCTTCGGGCTACGACCAAATTCTTCGGGGAAGAGCGGTTAGACTCCGCAACTCGTACCAAAATAATCTAATATGATGGAGGAGTCCGATGAAGAAAGTGGACAAGCACATCGTCACCGCCGCTCACAAAGCCTACCACAATCGCAGTAAGACCTGGAGACGTTCTCGTCTCAAGTACCGTTCGGAATACTTTGACTACTCCTGTAGGCATCACGGCTCTTGTCCTTACTGCCACCTCAGGCGCCTGCATAACACCATCCGCAGAGAACTCAATGCCAGAGAAGAGATGGCAGAGTTCATCAAAGACCCAAATGGCTGGGACGCTCGGACTGAGGCAGAGTTGTGGGGCATGGACGAAGACGATCCTACAACGCCTCAGGAATATCTCGACCCCGCTTTTCTTGCCGCCTGGGAGACGTACCAAGATCGAATGGGCGGGGAGATGACGGATGAACAAGACCAGTGGGAGATTGATAACCACTTCGACGGAGACCGAGAGGCTTGGGAAAAAGCCGAAGTCGAAAGCTATTTAGAAGCTACAGAATCTATAGGACGAGATGACTGATGGGTGCATGCACCTAGCATCAGCCTCGTCCCACTCATGGCGTAGTTAGTCCAATGGTAGGACGCAGGACTGTGAATCCTGTTATAAGAGTTCGATTCTCTTACTTCGCCCCAATCCAAATAAAAGCGAGGATCTCGCTGAAGATGTGTCGTTGGCAGAGCGACCATGCGCTGGGATGTGACCCCAGATCAGGCCGGTTTAACTCCGGCACGACACCCCAATATGAGACAGCTTGCCCCAGGCTAAGGCAGAAGATGAAGCGGAGCGAGGATGCCGAGTCTCCGATTAAACTGCCACTCTCTTTACTGCGGATATGGTGTAAAATCAGCATCTTGCATTCCCAATGCAAGGGACTCGGAGAGTTACCGAGTATCCGCTCCAATGCTCCTGTATCGGACAGGTTTCCTAAACCTGACCACCGTAACGGATGAAAATGCGGGTTCAAGTCCCGCCGGGAGCCCCACTATTCTATTCCTGCGTGTCTTTCTCTGTGGCAGTTAGCGCAGAGAAGAACGCATTTGTCCAACTCTGCCCTCATGCAGTCATTGAAGGACACACTCTTTTTCTTTGAGATAATGAAGTCTTTCTTGCTTGGGTCAGTGTGATGAAAATCCAAGGCACCAGTGAATTTGTCATACCCACACTTTTCACATTTTCCACCTTTGTAGTCTACAAACTGTTGCTTCTGCCTTTGTCCTCGGTCCCTGCACTCATCACTTGTACACTGCTTACAATACGACGAGGTATCTTTTCGATCCTCTCTCCTTACCATATAGAAGGCAGATAGTGGTCTTGTCTCTTTACATCTAGGACATCGTTTCACTCCAAGATTCTTTGGATATTGACTAGTGTTATGCTTTCCGAAGGGACTACAGGCTAGGCAGAAACGCCGTTTACTAAAGTTTCGTTTCTTACCCTCTATCTCTACGAATATCGCGAACGCATCACCACACTTCTCACACGTTTTAGGCATTTAGACCTCCTTGTCTAATTGTATATTCTCGTGGAGGTGTGTAGTTGAACTATTATGCACCCGTAGCCGAGCGAGGCCCCGAACCTCGTATCCGTAATGTAGCTGCGAATGGAGGTTAAAGTCCTCTCGGGTGCTCCAACGCTGTGGTCTTCTAAGACGCAGGATGCTTCTCTCACTAAGAAGCGATGGGGGTGCGAATCCTCCCCGCAGCACCATCACGCTATCTTTATCCGGGCTTAACTCAGCGGAATAGCTTTCACCTGCCCGTAATTCAGTGGTAGAATCCAATTCTTACAAAATTGGGGTCGGTGGTTCGAGTCCACCCGGGCAGACCATAAAATACAACGTTCAATTCGTTCTCTCTGCACCAAAAAGAATATACGGATAGAGGTGTCAAATGCCCTGTCCTGTTTGTGATCGTCCCACTAAAAAGGACGAAAGTTCTGTTCTAAGTCTTGCAGCAATAAGTGGATTGCCCAACATAGAGTCGTTCGCCGCCGTCTGACCATCTGCTCAGTTTGCTCTGACCCAGTTGAGGCGTTTCCAAACGTCCATATTGTTTATTGCCCTTCATGCAAACAAAAGAGGGGGCATCGCCCAGAGCTTCTCCTTCGTCGCCCAGCCCCAGGGCAACGGCATCGCCGAACGCTTCATCAAGACGCTCAAGCAGCAGAGCATCTACGGCCACGTCTTCCGAAACGCCCAGGAGGTCTA